AAACACAATCCAAGATTGTTGCACAACACTCCGCAGAAGAAACAGGATCGCGCTAAAATGATTGCCGGCGAGAGACCCGCGGGCTGCGAATACTGCTGGAAGATAGAAGACATGGGCAGAGATGCCGTGAGCGATAGAGTTTACAAAAGCAAAATTTATCCAACGGCAGATCTTAAACGGGCATTCAGCACTCCCATCACAGAGGACGTTAATCTTAAAACACTGGAGATTGCTTTCGACAGGACCTGTAATTTCGCCTGTTCCTATTGCAATCCTGCTTTCAGCACCACGTGGGTGAGAGATATAAAACAACATGGTCCTTATAAAAATTTGATATCAGATGGTAGGAATCATTTCACTCATCCTCATGATGGTGCGCAATTGTACAAAGACACAGAGGAAAATCCCTACGTTGAAGCTTTCTTTAGATGGTGGGAAACAGATCTGCACAAGACCTTGGACGAGCTGAGGATCACAGGTGGAGAGCCCATGATGAGTCCTTCCTTGTGGAGATTGTTGGATTGGTTTGAAACTCAGGGAGAACGTATCAATCCTAAAATGCGATTGGCCATTAACTCTAACCTAGTGCCCAAGGCAGAATTGTTTGCAAAGTTCATAGATAAATGTCGGAAAATAAAAAATCTACACATCTATACGTCCAATGAATCCACGTATGCCCATTCGGATTATATCAGAGACGGCATGGACTATTCTGGCTGGTATGGCAATTTTGCCAATATCATCAATCAGATCAGACCGGCCGGCCTTCACAACATGTGCACCATTAATGCACTGTGTCTTGAATCACTTCCCGAATTCCTAGATGTGATAGTAAGAAATAAATTAGATGCCAAGAGGGTGTATGGGGTCAATGTAAATTTCACCTTGAACATACTGAGATTTCCTAGTTTCCAATCTCCATTGGTGTTGCCGGACTATCTACGTTCAGAGTTTCGAGATAACCTATCCCGATGGTTGGATATCAATATAAAACATTGCGAGTTAATGGAGGTGTCCCACGTGCAGAGATTGATAGATTATCTAGACGTGGTCAAAACGCCTCATTCAGATGCATTCGATTTGCCAAGACTAAGGTCTGACTTCAAAAATTTCTATAAACAATATGATGAGCGAAGAGGCAAAGATTTTGCGAAAACATTCGCAAGGATAGGAGAGTGGTACCGTGGCCTATGAGTACGGGGCTAAAGAGCCCGAGAAACTGAAGATAAAAAACATGACTACTCGTCAAAAAGAGTTGTTGTTGGATAGCGACACATTCTGTATGCTGCCATGGATGCATCTGCACGCCTATCCGGATGGTCGAGCATACCCTTGCTGTTTTGCATTTGATGCCTATCATGTGGGAGATTTGAACAAGCAATCTCTTGCTGAAGTTTTCAATGGTGATAGGATGAAACAGATGCGCTTGAACATGTTGGATAACAAGCCCTGCAAAGAGTGTGGCAAGTGTTATGATCAAGAGAAGGCAGGGTTTTTCAGCCTGAGATTGAGCTCCAACAAACATTTTGGACACAACGTGGGGTTAGTGGACACAACAAAATCTGATGGCAGTGCAGATTTTGTGATCAAATACTGGGACATACGATTCAGCAATCTCTGCAACTTCGCCTGTCGCAGTTGTGGAACATGGTTCAGCTCCAACTGGTATGAAGATCATAAAAAACTTACAGGTTCGCCTCCTCCACATGCAAAAATTTTGAAAGTAGGCAGAACAGCAGATGACTTGTGGGAACAGATGTTGTCCCAATTCGATCATGTTGAACAGTTCTATTTCGCAGGTGGTGAACCTTTGATCATGGAAGAACATTATAGAATACTTAAAGAATTAGATAGAAGAAAGATGTACCATGTGAGACTTGTGTACAATACCAACTTCAGCAAACTGAAATTCAAAGATATGGACGTGTTAGAGCTTTGGAACAAATTTGACACAGTGTCGGTAGGAGCCAGCCTGGACGCCGAGGGAGAAAGGGCAGAATTGATGAGAAAAGGCACAGTGTGGAAAGACATAGTGCAAAATAGAAAAAGGATGTTGGAGATATGTCCCAAAGTGGATTTCTACATCAGTGCTACAGTGGGATTAATAAATGCTCTACATGTTGTTGATTTTCATAGATCATGGATAGATCAAGGACTGATTAGGCCCATGGATTTTAATTTCAACTTGTTGCAATGGCCCAAGTGGCAGAGGATGGACAATCTACCAAAAGAATATAAGGAACAGGTGGACAAAAAATACAAGCAACACATAGAATGGCTCAAAGGCAAGGACCCTCTAACCAGAGCGACCAAGGGTTATCAGAGTGCCCTCAATTGGATGTGGATGAAAGATAACACAAAAAATTTACCGTTGTTCTTTGAACAGACAAGGAAATATGACACTATTAGACAGGAAAATATAGTAGAGGTGTTTAGTGAGTTAAAAGAATTATTTGACGTACATGAAAAGACTTAAACCAAACCAAGGCAATAAAACTTTTTGCATGGCTCCCTGGACCCACACCTATCTATCGCCGCAGACAGAGCGTAGGATCTGTTGCGCCTCGAGGGAGAATGCACAGAGTTTTCGTCAATACATCGACAGGCATGGAGACTTGAAGGATTATCAGCCTCAAACTTTGGACCAACATTGGAACAACGAGCACATGAAAAGTGTAAGGACTAGAATGATGTCCGGTGAGACATTGGCAGAATGTCAGGTGTGCAACGACAAATTACTCAATACCGACGTGTATCGTGACTATTTCAATCATCTGTTCCGCAACAAGATTGACGATGCTTTTGAAAAGACCGACGACACCGGATACACTGAGATGAAGACTGTGAGTTTTGATTATAGATTTAATAATCTTTGTAATTTCAAATGCCGGCAATGCGGTGATATGTTAAGTTCAAGCTGGGAATCAGAACAAAGAAGCCATGATATGTGGTCCCCGGAGAGGCAGCCCTGGATGGCAGCGCCACTGAGACAACAGATCTCATATTTTCAAGACAGCACCGTGGTGTTAGAGTTCATGAATGCAATAGAGGACAAGCGCATGGAGGAGATATATTGGGTTGGTGGAGAGCCCTTGATGTGGGACATACACTGGACAGCAATGGACAGAATCATTCAATTAAAATTCAGCGACAGGGTATACGTAAGATACAACACTAACCTAAGTCGCACACAATTCAAGGGCAAAAAACTTTTCGATCTTCTTGGACATTTCAGAGATTGGCAGGTCTGTGCGTCACTAGATGGCACAGGAGAAATAGGAGAATACATAAGGACCGGACTTGACTATGAAAAATTTCTAGCAAATTTCAAGGAGGGACTATCAGTTGCCCGAAATAAAAGACAGATGCAGTTAGACTTCACGATAACCATGCCCGGAATGCAGGAGATACGTAGCATGTTTGACCTATCGCAGCAATTGAACGCTAAACTATTGACCAAGGTTACCTTTGCTTTTGACTCACAGCAGATTATGTCTCCCATGTGTCTGCCAAAGCCGCTTTTGCATCAACTGATCGATGAAAATTTAGATTACATTAAACCAAGAGCGACTGCTATGCAAAAGAGCTTAGTAGATGTGCTAGAAAACATGAAGACACGTCCAACTTTCTGGGAGGAGTACCCAAAAGCAGAAATAGGTATCCGCTCAGGAAAAAAAAGATGTGAAAAAATTGACACGATACGTGGAACAGATATAAAAAAAATATTGATAGACGAAAGATTATTAGAATGGTGGAAAAATATCTAAAATCTAACTTATGTGTGCTGCCGTGGACTTCCTTGGAAGTTGACGTGAATGGCTCTGCGTCACCTTGTTGCCTATACAAAGGAGAAATAGGTGATTTCAAAGTTTACAAAGACGATCTACATAAAATACAAAATTCAAAATACATGAATGAGTTGAGAGATCAATTCCGCAATGGCGAACGTCCCGCAGGTTGTACCAGTTGTTGGCAGGAAGAGGATGCGGGCAAAATATCAAAGAGAATGAACAGCTATTATAAAATGAAAAATAGTTTGAATGGGTGGACCCCAGAATCAAAACCATCTCTTAAATTTATTGATTTCAAATTGGGCAATATATGCAATCTCAAATGCCGCATATGTGGCAGTTACAGCAGTTCCAAATGGGCCCAGGAAGAATTAGATTATGGCGCGAATCCCGTCGCCAAACAAAACCTAGATTCTGGCCAATGGCCCAAACGTAATCCTGCCTTTTTCGAAGACATCAAACCCGTGTTGAAAGATGTGGAGTACTTTGAATTCACGGGCGGTGAACCCATGATGATAGAAAATCATTTCAAGATATTGGAGCATTGCATTGAAAATGAATATTCAAAAAAGCAATATCTACATTACAACACCAATGGCACCAAGTGTCCACCATTGAAAGTGTTTTGGATGTGGAGCCAATTTAAGAACGTTGAGATAGCATTCAGTATCGACGATACCGAGGCAGCTTTCGAATACCAGAGACATCCAGCAAGCTGGCAAGAGGTGCAAGACAATTTAAAGGAGTACAAAAACTTTGTGGGCAGCAACAACATTGATTTTCAAATATGCTCGACTATAAACATTTTCAACATTCTAAGTTTAGATAGATTATTATATTGGGTGAAAGAATTCAATCCAAAATATTTTCATGTGAATACGCTGTTTGCTCCGGACTGCTTTAACATTCAAACATTGCCCAAGCAGCTCAAAAAAGTTGTGACAGAAAAATACCAACATCTACCTCCCTACAGGTCCATAATCAATTTTATGAACATGTCGGACAGGCATTCTCATGAAATGGACGCGGAAAGGAAAAGAAGGATAAGACGGACAGATGAGTATAGGCAAGAAAAATTTTCTGAAATATTTCCAGCGTTAAATAATTTTTTAAGGATATATGAATAAAATTTTACTGGCAGGTGGATGCAGTTTCACTTTTGGTAACGAATTGAGCGATGATAATGGAAAAAATCCATCCGCAAAATCCTGGTCGGCTCTACTGGCCAAAGAAACAAATGCCAAATATATTTGCGTGGCGAAGCCAGGAATAGGCAACTCTGCAATAGCAAGGAGGATCTTTTCCTATGTTTCATCCAATCCCACCAAGGACGTCTTTGTTACCGCCATGTGGAGTTTCTTATCACGCTATGATTGGGCCATGCCAAGACACCATGTTCTTGAAGGGACTAGATGGGCCTCAATCACGCCATGGGACACTTCCGACAATCAGGCAGAAGTACAAAAAACATTGTGCACCAGTGAGCCCCAATTGGAGGAATGGAAAAGGCGCAGGGAGGACATGAAGAGCACAGGAGTTGGGCCGTTCGCTGATGCCCTTTATCGTCACGCCGCGAACCAATATCACGAAGCATATCTCAGCTGGAAGAGCATCGTGTGGCTGCAGAATATCTTGGAAAAGAAAGATGTGCCCTACATGTTCACTTTGGCTGATAACAGTTTATTTTGGCAAGGGTTTGAGCCATTGCATGCAGTTGATTCTTTGCTGAATGGTCTATATAATGAAATAAATTTTGATAAATGGATTTTTTTTGGAGATAGGCAAATGGGATTCAATCAATGGTCAATAATGAAAGAATATCCTCGGGCCACCACGCATCCGCTTGATTTGGCACACGCTGATGCAGTGGCACTTATACGCAATAAATTTTTAAAATTGTATCAACAATAGGAGAAAATATGTTCAATTGGTTAAAATCTTTAATACAAAGAATAAAATTAGAAAGACAGTACCGCAAACGTTTGAAAGAATTAAGAAAGAAAGATCCCTTCATATACAAGTAAAATGAGAACTCTGGGAATAAATTGCCTGAATCATGACGCAGCCATGGCTGTAATCGATGGAGGCGAGATATTATGGGCCGCGCACTCGGAAAGATATAGCAAAATAAAAAATGATGAATATCTTAACTGGGATATAGTGAACGAGGCCAAGTTGTTTGGGCCATGGGATCGCGTGGTTTATTACGAAAAACCCATATTGAAAAAAACGAGGCAGATTTACGCGGGGCAATGGGCCGAAGTCTTCAATCGAGCCAACATGCCACAAAGTTACCTGCAAAATTTTAACATCAAAATAGATCAATATTGCGGGCATCACGAATCTCATGCGGCGGGAGGCTTCTATACGTCACCTTTTAATGAGGCAATGGTGCTTACGGTTGACGCCATAGGAGAATGGGAAACCACCACGATATGGCAGGCAAGTGACAAAAAATTAGAGAAGTGTTACAGCATGAAGTATCCACATTCGTTGGGAGTGCTTTATTCTGCATTTACCCAGCGTGTTGGATTGAAACCCGCAGAAGAAGAATATATTTTGATGGGAATGTCTGCGTATGGACAACCAAAATATGTTTCTAACATTTACAAAGATCTGTTGCAATGGGACGGAGATTTTATCTTAAAAAAAAATTTGCATAGAGGACTTGGCGATTGGCTGCCGGAAGCGGATTCGATGGACTTGGCGGCAAGCATACAGCAAGTTATGGAGCTGGAATTAGAGAAACTATGGAGAAAGGCACGCAAGCACATATCTGTTGGGCATGCAAGGAATTTGGTTTATGGTGGTGGCGTGGCACTGAATTGTGTGGCGAACACCAAGTTGGCGGATTTGGATCTATTCGATAACATATGGATCATGCCCAATCCCGGAGATGCCGGCAGCTCCATAGGCTGCATCGCGGCCGCTGAACGTAAACACATCAATTGGCGTCATCCTTTCCTTGGGCACCGCATAGAGGGCGAATATCCTGTAGATAGCATTATAAAGGAATTGGAAACCAATCGCATGGTGGGTGTGGCCAACGGCCGGGCAGAGTTTGGTCCAAGGGCGCTTGGTAATAGATCTTTGCTGGCCGATCCCAGAGGCAACGACATAAAGGATTTGGTAAATCAAATCAAAAAAAGACAGGAATTTCGACCATTTGCGCCGGCCATATTGGAGGAGGATCTAAGAGACTATTTTGAGGTTCCTAAGTGCGTTGTAAACACCCCTTATATGCAATTTATAGGCATTTGCAAGCATGGTAAAGACTTTCCTGCCATAATACATCATGACGGCACCAGCCGTGTGCAAACAGTGAATAAAACAGACAATCCGGGCTTTTACCAACTGTTAAAAACATGGAAGGAAAAGACCGGCTGTCCCATGCTGCTGAACACATCTCTCAACATCAAAGGTGAGCCCATTGTGAATGATAGTTTGGATGCAAAACGTTTCGAAACCAAGTATAATGTGAAAGTGCTATGAAAATAGAAGGTAATTTTGAAGTTGGCGGAACCATTGTCAAGCAGGATGATCGCTATGTGGTCAAGGACAATAACCTGTTGAAGAATTTGATCTTGAGCAGCACCAGGCTCAATCCAGGCAAGCAGACCACTGGTCATAGACATGCCGGGCAGGAGGAGGTGTACTTGTTCGTGGAAGGCAATGGTGAAATGCTGTTGGATGATAGGCGCTTTCCAGTGAGCAAGGGAGATATAGTGTTGATAGAAGACGGAGTTTTCCATAGAGTTTACAACACCACTGAATCGGAGCTCTATTTCGTTTGCGTGTTTGATGGCAGGAGGACGATATGAAAATATTTGTTACTGGAGGAGAAGGTTTTATAGGCAGCTGGATTGTGGAAAAATTAAGCAACAATGGACATGAGGTAGGCACTATGGACAATCTTGATACCTATGGAGTGATAAGCGAGAATAAACTTGATCAATTGTGTAGATGGAGGAGACGCAACTGGAAAAAGGTAACGAGATTTTTCGGCAATGTTAATAGTCCAGAATCCTATTATCTTTTGACTCCAAAGAATGCACTCAAGGCGATGCAGGAATCGGAGGTTGTGATACACCTGGCATCTTTTCCCAGGGCCAAAATAGTCAACGAAGATCCGCAGCAAGGTGTCAATAATATTGTGGGCGGTACAACTAACATGCTGAATCTGTGTAAGTGCACCAAAGTTAAAAGATTTGTTTTTGTGTCCTCCAGCATGATCTATGGAAATTTCAAAGATGGCACTAAAGAGGACATGCCTGCCAGCCCAATTAATGTTTATGGGCAAGCAAAACTTGCTGCAGAAAAAATGACTGAATTATTTGGCAGGGTACATGGACTGGAATACGTCATCGTGCGGCCCAGTGGAGTGTATGGGCCAGGAGATATTCCAGATAGAGTCTTGAGCAAGTTTTTTGACGCCGCCATGCGAGGTAAAGATATTGTGGTCCATGATAAGCGCAACAAAGTTGACTTCACATATGTGGAGGACGCGGCCGATGGCATCATCAGTTGTGCCCTTGGTAAACAAGCCGCGAATAAAATATTCAATATCACTGCCGGCGGTGCGACCAGTTTGGGAGAAGCGGCAGAGAAGATTATTAAATTGACCGGCAGCAGCAGCAAAATAAAAGACACAGGCCAGAATAGTCTGTATCCTGAAAGAGGCACACTTGATATATCTTCGGCCGTGAAATTACTGAAATACAAACCCAAACACAGTTTTGAACAGGGAATAAAAAAATATTATGAATGGTTACAAGATAAAATTTAATGGTCTTGAACGTATCTATGATCGTTACAAGCAGGAACTGGATGAACAAGCTCGGAAGTCCTGGCAGTCAGGACAGGCAATCCTGGGCGAGCAGACTGAAAAACTGCAACACAACATAGCCAAAAAATACGGAAGGCGATACGCGGTTGCGGTTGGCAGCGCGACAGATGGAGTGTATTTTGCCCTAAGGTCATCTGGCATCGGCCGGGGAAATAAAGTTTTTTGCCCGGTGCTCAGCTATGTGGCCACCTCAGGAGCTATACGCAGGGCTGGCAGCGAGATCAGATTTATCGACACAGACGGCTACGGCAACATAGGAAATTTTCCTTTTGGAGAGAGACCAGATGCCTTGGTGTATGTCAATCTGTATGGCAACACGGCAGATTATGACAGAATAAAATCATTCTGCCAGGAGAATAAAGTTGTATTGATAGAGGATGCCGCACAATCTCAAGGGGCGTATTATAGAGACATTCCCTCCGGAGCCATGGGAGACGTCAGCGTGTTCTCGTTCGATCCCATGAAGAACATGCCCAGCTTCGGTTCTGGTGGCATGGTGCTCACAGATGACGAGCTGGTGTGCAGGCGGGTGATGTCTCTCAGGAGACATGCCGTCAAGAGCGACGACTTCGATCATGGATACAACAGCGTAATATCAGAAGATCATGCCGGACAGCTCAACGTTTTGTTGTATCACTATGATGAGCTGCAGATGGATCGTGAGCGCGTTGCACTCAGATATTATTCTAACCTGCCGAAAAGTATTTTCATACGCGGAGATGGAAAAAATAAAAGTAGCTACCATAAATTGGTCATGCTGTCCGAGCACAGGAATGAGCTTAAAGAACATCTTGAACAGCAGGGCATAGAAACAAAAATACATTACGCGGAAATACTGGACCCTGCCAATTTGGGTTTTTACCCTGTGGCAGAAAATATATGCAGAGGTGCCCTTAGCATGCCAATATATCCGTTTCTAAGCGATGACGAAATAGATTACATATGCGATAAGATCGAGGATTTTTATGGCGTTTGATTGTATTTGTGTTGATTTTCAAAACGCCACGGAAAATTTAAAAATCATCAAAGATCGCATGCCCCAGGCAAGGGTGATACCTTTTGTCAACAGCTACATGGAAATTTTGCGATCCATGGTCAGAGACTCAAGGACCTCACAGGTATGGATGCTGTCAACTCTTGTGGACTACAGCACATTTGATTTTGATTACATTCCAGAACAACACCAAGACAGACAGCTACATGTGTGGGCCAGCGCGGGGCAGAAGGAAGGGGACACGCTATTAATACCACGGGATGATTTTTTAAAACAGGAAGTACATTTGAAATTTCTAAGAGATTACACCGACATCAATTACCATGACTCTGCTCTGTGCTACTCGGCATGGCCTACGAGGCAGTTCAAGTTCGATGACTTGATTGAACAGGTGCGGGTGCAGAAAGAGCTGTATGTGAATTATTATTACAGAGATCCTGTTCAGCATGTGCCTTCATTTTGGGAGGACATCAAGTTATATTGTTTGAACAGCAATAGATTAAATCTTTTGGTTCCAAGATTCTTCGTAAGGGAAGAATTACATGAATACTCACCAAAGCTATTGTCAAACGAGGCATCTGGTGGTCTGTATTTTGATATCGTGTTCATACATAACAATGAACCTCAACACAGAGAAAATTATGAAGCCCTGCTGTCAGCCACCAAAGGAAAACCAAACGCTGTGAAGATAGTGGCAGGAGTTTCCGGTAGGAACCAGGCCTATCGCGCTGCGGCCAATATCAGCGACACCGAGTATTTCTATGCGGTGTTCGCCAAGATAAGAACAAATCCTAATTTTGGGTTTGATTTCACGCCTGACACCCTTAAATCTCCTAGGCATTACATATTCGACTGCTACAACCCTGTCATAGATTACACGTATGGACATCAGGCCATAATACTATACAACAAGAAAATGGTTTTGCAAAACCCAGGCACGGGACTAGATTTCACACTATCTCAAAAGCATGATCATGTGAAGTTATTAAGTGCTGAAACCACCTTTCATCTTGATCCGCAAGTGGCATACAGGACTGCATTCAGAGAAGTGGTGAAACTGCTTTACGCCCAAAAGATGCAGCCCACAGTGGAAGGCAATCATATTTTACTTAAATGGTACACAGAGTCTGACAAGCATAACTCAAGTTATGTGCGTGCTGCCTATGAAGATGCCGTGTCTTTTGTGAAACAATACGCGGGTGATTTTGAAAAGTTATTACAAAGTTATGAGTGGGAATATGTTGATAGTCTATATCAGCAACGATACAATTAATCTTTAAAAGTTTTATCTAACAGGTTGTTTGTTTTGGATTCGATATCGTGTTTTAATTTAGGGATATCGAATTTCAATTCCACATGCTTGATGTTAGGATAGTTATTGTTGATAAATTTTTTCACTGTCTGGGCTACTTGTATCTCAGTTTTCTTTGCGGCCAATTCTTTTTCTACATCATAATGTATTGTCACATGATTTTTCAAAGTTATGTCGCACCATCTCACGTATCCTATTGGCATGTTGCTGTACGAAATGCCTTCTAGCACCTCAGGCCATTCTTTGACAAACTCAGATGTCAACTGCACCCAGGTCTGTTTAGCTCTTGGCAGCTTGCTGGCCATTGTTGCTATTTTTTTTTGTTCTTTGATTTTGGCTTGTCCTCTGCCACAGATAGGTCTTTTAGTGAAACTTTCATATCATCTGCCAGCAGCTGATTTAATTTGTCCAAAGGTATTCTGCCATTCTTATCTGGCCCATACGTGACTATCACGTCCTTGGTAGGCATCTTCTTAATGTAATTTTCTTCATGTAAGAAAGACAGCATATTGATATCTCCCGGAAAGTTGCACTTGGCCAGGTATGTGCCTAGGTCAAATGCGGCCTGTCCGTCAGAACTTTCAAGGCTGCGCATCAAAGCGTCTCTGTAGTTTAAGTTTAAAAAGTTTGGACCAATCACTAAACAGTTTTCTGGTTCTTTTGGAACCATTTTAAAGACTATGACCACCGGCGCATTGTCAGCAGCCAACACTCCTAGGTGTTTGAAATATCTCTTAGGCTGACTGTTGGCCTGTCCAACTCCGGTGGCGTCCATGACCAATCTATCATAAAGATTTAGCATTTTTTACCTTCCAGCAGGAACTGGATTTTCTGTTTTCTTCGCAGCTTCCTCGGGCTTAGGTTCTGGTGCCACCTTGGCCAGGAATGCCTGTAGTTTGTTATAGATCAATCCCACGGTGGCCATCTCATTGGCTCTGAATGCACCTCTCGTGGATGCTACGTCCATTACAAGTGCAATATTCCGCAAATCACCGATGTTGAGATCGGTAGCAGGCTGACCCATTGCAGGTTGCTGTGCCGTTGGTGCGGTCTGAGCCTGAGCAGTCGCTTTTGGCGCTGAAGATTCAGTTTCTTTTTTTGTTTTTTTTGTTGCCATTTTTTCTCCTAATTGCAATTAGAATACAATTGTAACAAAATTAGTTAGCGAGGTCAATGCTTAAATCACAGCATTCTGAGCCATGCCGCTGAGTATGAATAGTGTGAGGTCGCTGTGTTCCTCGAAGCCCACGGTGGTCAATATCTGCACTTGGTCATTTTGGTATTTGACATCATTTACCATGGCAAACCTGCCTGCGCAATTGGCATAGATCCAGCGCGCAGTCTTGTGCATCTGGTGATCTGTTTGACTTGGTAAAGATATCGATTTGAAATGTGGTGGTATCCGATCTAGTTTTCTTGTGTGGAAATTTTTGGCATTAATCCTCATAATTCACCGTCAATCCAAATGGTGCTTGTATATTTCTTTCCAGGCTGTTGTTGATCAGGAATATGGTGTCGCAATAGTCCTTGTCGCCCCAACTGTCGTAGGGCCAACCGTCTGTGAACATGATGAATTTCTTGGGCTCGATGCCCTCCTCCTTCATGTAATCCCAGTTGCACATGAAGTCAGTTCCGCCACCAGACCCCAGCTTGTAGTCCTTTAGTTCATCCTGGTTGTCGGGCGTGTAGATCACCGGATTGAATACCTTGGTGTCAAAGGACCAAAGATGTATGCGGAAGTCCTTGTACTGGTCCATAATGCCCTGCACCTCACTGAGGAATTCTCTGCACTGGTCATCGTCAATGGATCCCGATGCGTCGATCGCCAGGCAGATGTCAATTTTGTCTGTGTTGATCATGCCGGGCAGTATTGCGTCCATGTGCCAGCTCCTCCTGCTGGGTTTCATGAATGTGTAGTCGCTCTTCATTGTGCTCAATATCTGCTGTTGTATGATCTCTCTCCAGTTCATTTTCGGCTCAGTAAGCTGAGCCACCAATCTCTGTATGCTGCCGGGCAGGTTACCTGCTCCCGAGCTCTGTGCCGCGCTCAGCATGGCCTCCTTGATCTCGTCCTTGATCTTTTTCAGTTCCTCCTTGGTATAGACCGGCTGGCCTTGCTTGTTGGCACCACTGCCTTCACCTTGCTTATCCTTGCCATCACCTTGGCCATTTCCGTCCTTGTTCATTTGCAGGTGTTGATCAATCAATTCACCCAGTTTGTTCAAATTTATCTTATGCTTTTTCACATTCTTGTACAGCTCGTCATAGATCTTTTCTGCCGCCCAATCCTTGTATTTGTCATCCTGGAAACCTTTGTTTTCGCCCTTCTTGCCCTTGGGCATGTCGCCGATCTTGTAATCCACTAGTATCTGATTCACCGCATAGTCGCAGGCGATGTTCCAAATCTGTGGATCTCTGTCGCCAACACGCAGCAACATGTGCTCGAACACATTGTGCAGTACCTCATGCCCAAACAGGAATTCAGTTTCTCTAGCGGAAAGGCTGTCTATGAATTTGATGTTATAGAAGAAGTGCCTGCCGTCTGTGGCAGCGGTGTCACACCACTTGTCAGCGTTCACGATCTTGAGCCTGGTGGCCAGGTTGCCGAAGAATGGATGCTTCAATAACAATGCTATCCTGGCGGTGACCAGCTTGTCTATGATCTTTTGATCTGTGGCGAACATCACTTTGACTCCATGGCAGTTATTACGTACTTGCCAAATTTTTTGTGGAATCTGTCGAATGATTTAAGTTTGCTGGGATCGAATGGCAGCTTGTAGTTGGTCAGCGCTATCTTGGCTCCCATGACCACTAGTTCGGTCTCAAAATTGTCCATCATGTAGTCGAAGAAACGATCTGCCTTGTCATTCCAGTTCCTCTCCTTGTTGATGTGTGACTGTTGCAATTCGTAGCACAGGCTAACGGTGAGCGAATACATCGCTGATATCTCCTTGGCCTTAAGGTCCTTGACCTTGCCGCTCAGTATGTCGGATGGGTTAGGTAGTTGGCCGCTAATTTTACGATGGTTCATAAACTTAACGGCCAGTCCCTCTCCTACTGCGCCCGCCACGAGGTCAGTGAGCGTACTTTCAGGCAGGCTGTCCGATAGAAGTTGGCTTACGAAACTCCATGATCTAGGAGTCGCGAAAGAGCGTGATGATCCCTTGGGATCAAAATCATATAAATCTTGTTTGGCGAATGTGACATAGCCCACCACGTCAGGGTGTATGTGGTGCATGGTAGCCCACTGCATCCAGTCATCATAGTCCACTCGCAGTTCGATGTGTACGAACCTGTTGGCGAGCGGCGCTGGCATCCTGTAGGTCACTCCCTTGTCTGCGTCTCTGTTGCCCGCGGCCACAATGGCCACGCCCGCTGGCAGGTGATACTGCCCCACTCTGCGGTTGAGAATCAGCTGATATGCTGCCGCCTGCACAGCAGGCGCAGCGGAATTGAGTTCATCTAGGAATATAATATCGGTGGATTCGGGATTGGTTGGCAGCTCAGCTGGAGGAGCCCATACCATGTTGTTTTCCTTGGCATTGTAATAGGGGATACCTTTGATGTCAGTGGGTTCCCACAGAGGCAATCTTATGTCTATCACCTGTCTATCTTGGTCTTGTGCCACCTGTTTCACGATATCAGATTTACCAATACCGGGAGCACCCCACATCATTAGTGGTCTCTTTAATTGTATGCAGTGCGATAATGCTGCCTTCGCCTCATTTGGAGTAACGGTTCTGTTTTGAGAGCCAACCGCTGTGCTCTTTTCCTTTTTGCTCACCATTTTTAGACCTCTCTACAATTTGTTTATACTACCATTATAGCATAAAACCGTATAAGGTCAAGTTGATTTAACCAATTGATATTATTGGCTTTTTTGCTCATCCGCCTTGCTCATGGCGCGGGCAAGCCCATATTTGGTCACGTCACCGGCAAACATCATCAACTGAAGTGCCATTCTTTCCATTGTGACAGTGATCTGTTTCTTGTCCACATGATATGGGCAGTCCACAAATTCGTCCAACCATAGGAAGGTCTGTGGCGTGAAGATGATCTTGTCTGGGAACTTGATTGTGTAGATTTTGATCTCTAATTTTTTTACAATGTCAAGCCCCTGCTTGGTCAGTCGCAACGACCTAGCCTGATAGCTTTCTCTCACGTTCTGCCACCAAGTGTAATAACAGCTCTTGACAGTTTCCTCATGGTCGGGCTGATTCAGCAGTTGCATGAAGGTGCGAGTATAGGCGGTCTTGACGTCCATACTGTTAATTATCGCTTGAATTTTTCGCCGGACTTTAATAGGTACACGCCAAACTTGTCAGTCTTGTGCATGGTGTTGAGTTTCTTGGCCAGGTTCTCCGCATGTCCCGGGTTGGAAAAAGAAACTTTCTTGTACTTGGGACCTGGGTAATTGGAAACCAAGCTGGCACTTTTAAGATTGATGGGTTTACCATCGTAAAATACCGCCCAGATTCCTTCCGCAGCGAGAACTTCTTCTTGCTTGTAGGTCTCTTTATTGCTGATAGTCAACAGCACTGTGGGTTTTGGTCTTGACATAATCTATCAAGGTATTTACCAATTTTTACCAGATAGATTATTTGCTGAACTTGCCGCCGTCCATTTCTATGTTGATCGTTTGAGCCTGCTGTGCTGTTTTCAATGCCTCGATCATATCTTCCTGCACAGACACTATTCTCATCATGGTTTGGCTCAAACTAGATGCCAAACGGTCGGCGTCTTGCATGGTCAAAACAATACTTTTTTCCTGCTTGTTTTTGGCAGTGCGTACTCTGGCTATGAAGTCTTCAATGGGCTGAGTTTGCAGCTTGCTCTTTGATTGCGTCATTTAATACCTGTTGCATTTCTATTTTGGTTTTGATAGGCCCTTTGTATGCATATCTCTGTAGTGTAATTACCTTGGGACAGTAGGCTTTCCTCCAACCTTTGGGGAAGCTGATGATATAATAGCCTGCACAAAACAAGCTGCGGCTTTTGGGTGTTTTGGTGTAAACGGGCAGTTGCTTTTGCACGTCAAACATGGAATTGTAAGGCTGTTGTGAGCAAGTATAGCCATGCACCTGAAATTCCGTTTCGATGTGTGGCGCTTTATTTTCTGGCACTGTGATATCTGTGGCAAATATGCCTGAGCCAAATCGTGCGTACAGGCTTTCCTGTGTGGGATATTCCTGTCTTTGATCTTTCTTGCCCAGGAAGATCCAACCATTGTCGTCTTTTCTTTGCAGTGTGCCCAATTTCTGGCCATTCTCTTCTATGATCCAAAATTTATCTTTTACTAATATCTTTGCTCGCATGGTCATGCCAACCTCGCATTGAACGGTTCCACATACAACTGTGCCTGTTCCGTGATCTTCTGCAGGTCATATTTGGCACAGAATCTCATGAATCTTATACCCACTTGTGATATCTGTTTGTTTTCTGCTTTGGCCTGGACAATTGTTTGATCCAGTTCTTGTATTATGGCTTCGGGTTGTGCATGCAAGTCAACCAGCAATCTGTTGCGCTCGTAATCATCTATCACTCTGTGTTCAACCCCCTCAGGATCCATCCATTTGCTCAGCATGAGATTGTTCCAGGCATAACCTTTGTTGAGCCTATCCTCAAATGCTTCCAACAATCCCACTTTGTTTTTAGTGCCTTTTTTGCGCACTCCCGGGAAAGCTGAAAATATGTTGTCAGATGGATCGCCTCGCATGGCCTTTTCGAATATCGTCCATTCTGCACTCTCTGTTTTCTTGTGCTGTTTGGTTTTATTGTCGATCACAGGATTGCCTTTTTTATCAAAATAGCCCGCCACTGTGATGGTCTCTTCAGTGACACCATTGTACTGTCGAACATTTGGAGCTATCAGCTGATTGAGATCTTTGTCTGTGCTTATGATAACATGCTGTTGATCAGGATGCAGATCAATCCAACGAGCTATGAGATCGTCTGCCTCACATCTGCCATTTTGTAGCACCGTGACGTTGGTCTTGGTTCTTACGAAATCCACGAAATCATCATAGCACTCCCAGAACAGTTTGTTCTCTTCCTGCTCTGCCGCCGTCATTGCCTGCACTGTTTCTGCTCGATTCCTCTTATAGGGAGCATAGTGGTCTTTCCTCCAGCTGCGTCCCTCCAAACAGAATATTACGTGGGTGCCGTCAAAATCATTCCAGGCTTTCTTGATGGAATTTAGGGTGATGTGTATGGCCATGCCGATCTTTTCAGAAGCATCGCCACGTATCACGTGCCTTGCTCGGAAAAAAGTGTTAGCGGTATCTACCAGTATGTGGGTCATACCTATGATACCTCAGTCTTGCCGTCATCTCTTCTATTGATTTGAACATAACCTGCACCTGTTACATCCACACCTTGCTCGTTGCCGATGGTCCGGCAAAGGCTCTGAAACCAACGATCCACTATTTCCTCTTCAGATGCACCTTTGTAGCCATTCTGTTTCAACATATTCACAAACTCATTATTCCAATCCAATTCAAAGAATCCATTTCTTGGATTTTCTGGATTCACATTCACTTGCAGAACCTTGACCATGGGCTCTTCGCTCTTTTCAACTTTTGTATTTTTTGTTTTTTTAACTTTCATATCCTTATTTTACAACTGTTTTTGGAAAAAATCAATTGTTTTCCAATCCAAATTTACCAAATTACGTTCCCCAAGCATTCTTGAACAATGGCACCTGTAATCTATCGCTGTATCTGTAGCCCATTTTCATTGCCAGCTCTGCAACTGTCCTGTTGTTCATGTGATACACGCTCTCCACACCACCCACGGGCATGAGATAAACGGAACCTCGGAATCCCGCTTTATTATATTCCTTTACGACCTCTATGGCTTCATAGGCATCATTGATGTCAACGATCACAAATTTCAAGTACACATGTCCCACTTCACCATACTCCGCTACCACATCGGGCACAATGGCATCTTCTCGCTTCTCGCCGCTCACGCTCAATTTTGCGCTCACAGAGAAAGTGATGCTATCTTTGTTCCTACCATGCCTGTGACTCCACTGTGAAAGATATCGTTTGAAATCTTGATGAAGTCTCTGTGTGCCATTGGTCTCGAAAGTGATCTCTCTGAGGTCCTGCATCTTGCCGTGCTCCAGTAAATCAGGATATGCTCTCTGCCAGCCCAGCAATGGCTCGCCGCCCGTGAATATGAAATGCTCATCGACCCATCGCTTGTGTGGCAATATCTCCATGGTCCTCTCCACTATGGCGTCTGACGTCAGCATGGGAGACAGGTCCTTGAATCTAGGATCCCAGGAGGCATAGCTGTCACAGCCTGTGCTGACCAAAGGCAATTCTCGATAATCTTTGAATGGGAATTTTTTATGTTGCTCGTACACCTTGTCATTTTCATCGCTCCTGACCCCTTTGGGTAGGCCGAACCCGGCACAGGTGAAGTTGCAGCCAAATGTTCGCAGGAATACCGAAGGCACGCCCATGTAGCGCCCCTCTCCCTGTATGCTGTAAAATAGTTCAGCTACTTTTATCTTGCTCATGCAATGCCTCGACCGCTTCTAATATCTCTTCCACAGTGTATTTTCCCATTCTCTTTTTTTTAATTTCTGGGTCCTCATCTAAAGTGTACACTTCGTATTCGTTTTCGTCAATCTTGCTGTTCATATATGAATTTTTTATTGCAATATCCGCAAATGACTTCGTTACTATTGCCTATTGTGTAAAATACAGTGGGGTGTCCACCCCAGTCGTCATCTCCAAAACATTTGATGTCTCTGGTGTTGACGACCTCGACAGCCTGTTCAGCCATCATCTTTTATCTTTTTTATCAAGCCTCACCACATTGCCGCTGCGGAAATGGCCCACTGTCTCTCTTTGAATGTCATCATGATTGAACTCTGCCCAGTACAGTTCAAAGGCCACGCCGTCCTCTATTCCCTCGAAGAGATGGAAGTAGCCTGGCTTGACCTTGGTGAAATCGCCGGGTCCCAATATCGTCTCGTCGATGAGGTCCTGCTGGTCTCTCTGCCAGACCTTGATCTTCATCCGGCCTGACACCACGTAGAATCCGTTCCACTTGTGTTTGTGCTGGTGTTTGCTGCACACTCCTCCCGCCCTGAAGTCGATGCGGTGGAATTCCAGCACGCCATTGGCGTGTATCAGTTCGGTCTGTCCCCAGATCTTGCCGGCCTTATTTGACATATCCACACATTTTAATTGTATTTAGATGATTTGTCAAGGCAGGTGCTGGTAATGGCACCTGCCTCATGATCTATCCAACCAGTTTCCTCTGCAGCTTGTTCTGCAGATACATCAGCAACACTCCATACGCGGGCAAAAAGATTATGAATCCCACAATGATTTTGACCAAGGTGTTGTTGAAGGCCACCGCATGCACCCACGGCTGCGGATAGAACGCAGTGTAGAAGAATGTGTAGGTGTCAATGATGTTGGCCGCCACAGTGCTGAGGGCCGGAGCCAGCCACCAGTTGCTGGTCCACTTCTCACGTATGTACTGCATCACGTAAACGTCCAGCATGGTGCCCACTGCATATGCGGTGCCGGATGCCACGCCCACTCTGATTGCGTGTGGGTCCTTCAATATAAGAAGCACAGCCACCGACGCCACTATGGCGGGCAGCATGGCCATGGCCACCACCGCCCTGGCGGTGTGCTTGCCCACCAACCGCACGGTGAGATCGCTTGCGACCACCACCAGCGGGAACGTGAAGGCCGCAGCTGCCAATGGGAAGCTGGTCTGCCAGCCCAGTATGTTGATCTTTTCTGCAAAGAGATTGAAGCGTATGGTCACAAGATAATTGCTAATAGCAATGATCACTGTGTGGAATATCACCAAATTCCGCAACAGGCCACGGTCAACATCTTTCAACAGATTGTTTAGATAGTTTGTCATGTTTCTCCTTTTTAGGTTTGCCATTCCTCCCATGGAAAGACCACCCACTGCGGCTGTAGACTTTTGTCAATCTCGTAGCCCTGGTAGTCCATTTTGACAGGCGATGGTTTGTTATTGACCACAGCAGCAAAACGCACACGCTCAGGTTTTCCAAAGTTGTCCACGATGTATTGGAACGTGGCTCCGGTGTCGTTGATGTCGTCAATGATCAAAATCTTTTTCTGAAATGCGTATTCTTTTTCCAGCACAGAGAGGTTGGGCTTGACTGCATGATCCCTCAGTCGCACGTCCAGCACTGCGTGCTCCTTTTTCAATCTATGTGATAGGTACACTCCTGGCACGCAGCCACCTCTGTTGATGCCCAGTATAATGCTAGGCATCCACATGGAATGCACCAGCTGATCCTCAATTTGAGTCAGTGCCTGGCGCATCTGCAGTGTGGTAAAATAAGTTTTTTGCACAGTATCAACCGCTGTCATTTTAATAGTAATCCTGCCACGTAGATGGCTGTTAATCCTGCATTAAGTGCTATTAGACTGCGTTCTTGCCACAGTATGCCCACTAGCACCCATATGCCATTGGCCACGCAAAATAGATACACATATACCGGAAACACGTTGAAGGCTGCCAGCGTGGCGGCGCACAACAGAACCACTGTTCCGATCCAGGCCAGCGATTGGTAAGGTTTGGTTGGTAATTTACTTGCCATCGTAGACCCTGTTGATCACGTTGTTGACCCTCACGAAGTGAGCGCACTTCGGCATGTCCTTGATACGTCTAGCTCCGATGTAGGTGCAGGTGCTTCTCACACCACCCAATATCTGTTCCACTGTGTCCTTCACAGGACCTCGGTCATCCAGCAGCACTGTCTTTCCCTCTGTGCCTCTGTAGCCGTCCTTGCGCATGCCATACCTCTCAAAGGCCGACTCGGAACTCATGCCATAAAAAACTCTCTTGCCATCACGCAGCTCCAATTCTGATTCTTCATGTGCCGCCAGCATGCCTCCCAGCATCACGAAGTGTGCGCCGGCAGCCAGCGCCTTTGACACGTCTCCGGACTGGGTGCAACCTCCATCGGCTATGATGTGCCCGCCAACTCCATTGGCAGCGTCAGCACACTCCACGATAGCGGAGAACTGCGGCACTCCCACCCCGGTCTGAGTCCTGGTGGTGCACACGGATCCAGGCCCTATGCCGATCTTGACCACGTCTGCGCCGTTTATTATCAGTTCCTCTGTCATCTCAGGCGACACGACGTTGCCCGCTATCAGCACCTTGTCTGGGTATTCGGATCTTATCCTCTTCACAAAGTCCACGAACTGTTCGTGGTATGCGTTGGCCACGTCTATCGTTATGGTTGGTATGTCCGGGAATGCCCGCATGACCTGTTTCAGTGTCTGGTAGTCCTGCGTGTTCTCGTCCCATATGGCTCCCGTTCCCACGCACGCAGACACATATTTGAATTTTATGCCTGTGCCCGCGGTCTGCTTCCATTGGTCTATAGTGTAGTGCTTGCGTATCACCGTCAGCATCTTGTAATCCTGTAGCACGCGTGCCATGGAAAAAGTGCCAACTCCATCCATGTTGCTGGCCATTATTGGTGTGTATGAAAGTTGTTTGCGGCTGTTCCTGAATGTGAAGTCTCTCGTCATGTCCACGTCTCTGCGAGAGTTAAGCGTGGATCTCTTGGGTTTGAGCAACACGTCGGAATAATCCAGATGCAGGGTGTGATCAATTCGCATCCATTTCTCCTTCTCTGGTCTTGCACATGTTCAATATGTTGTGGTAGTGATCCCATGCCTGCTTCAAAGCCGGATACTTCTGTCTAAGCTCTTCATCTTTTGAGGTGTAGAACATGTCTCCCCAATCCATCTGCACGTTGGCCGCCGTGGCCACTGTGCCCACGTTGATGTCTGTGTTGTACAACGTTTCATCCAGCGCAAAGGTTTCGCTGGCGTCCAGCTCAGGGAAAAGTGATGCAGAAGTCATTGCTGTAAGTTTTTTATCCATTTGGCCCACACTGTGCTTCCTGCAGTTGTATGTTGTGCATAAATTCACTCTTCAATGCCGGGTCCGTCTTCAATAACCCCTTCAGCACCGTGGTCTGCGTGCTGGAATCACCGCTTCTTATCCCTCGGTTCTCGCAGCAGCCGTGTCTGGCCCTGATGTAGACACCCACTGCCGGGCTTTCCGTGAGCTGTGCTATCTTGTATGCTATCTTCTCTGTGAGCTCTTCCTGCAGATGTCCTCTCGCGGCCTGGTGCTGCGCTATCCTGGTGTACTTGCTGAGTCCGATCAGACGCTTGCCCGGGAGACATCCGATGTAGCACACGCCCGTCATGGGCTGATGGTGATGCGAGCACATGCTCTTGATGTCGGACCTGATCACTATCAGCTGATCGTATCTGCCATCTTCGTTGGGAAATGTCGTGACTTCTGGTGGAGGGTTGTATCTCCCTCCCATGATCTCCGTTATGTACATCTTGGCCAGCCTGCGGCCTGTGCCAACGCTGTTGGGATCATTGGTCCTGTCTATGACCAAGCTGTCCAGCACAGCGTCGAATTTCGTGGTCAGCTCGTCAATCAGTTTTTCTCTCTCCCCATTTTCAATATATCTGCTGATGTTGTCCGCCGCGAAGAACCTCTCACCTGACTTCACTATCCTTTCGCGTATCTGCTGGCTGATCGGCTTGTTTTTGTCAGTCCAAGTGTCCATCAAACCCCCTGACATGATATCTTTACGTGTGTCTGACATCAGTTAAATTCTTTTTGGTTAATCTTGTTATACCATTTTACAGCAGTGGCCACGATGTTGTCAATAGAACTGTGTGATGGCCGCCAGCCAAGTTCTGTGTTCGCGCGTGTGTTGTCGGCCACCAGCACAGGTGGATCGCCCGCCCTGCGCGGCATTTCCATTATCTTGATGTGCCCCACGTATTTTTTTATGGTCTCCAACAGTTGCCTGTTGCTTGTGCTGATGCCGGAGCCCAGGTTATAAGTCTCACAGATCACATCACCAGACGCTCGCTGCAGTGCCAGCACGTGCGCCACCGCGAGATCGGTCACGTGGACATAGTCTCTCACACAGGTCCCATCCGCTGTGTCAAAATCAGTGCCAAACAGCTTGAATTCTCGATCTCTATGTGCTGCATCTATGGCCAATGGTATGATATGCGTCTCGTCCTCGCGCAGTTCACCGATCTCGCTGTCAGCGTCCGCTCCCGCGGCGTTGAAATAGCGCAGGCTGACGCTGCTCAGTCCATAGGCCACATGATAGTCCTTCAATACATTTTCAATCATCAACTTGCTCCTGCCATACGGGTTGATTGGATGCAGGTTGATGTCATCATCCCTGGCCACTCCGTTGGCGGGAATGCCATACACTGCAGCGCTTGAAGAGAAGACCACCTTGTTGATGCCTAGATCTCTCAACTTGTCCAACAACTGCACAGTCATTATCACGTTGTTCTTGTAATATTTAGATGGATCTCTCACAGACTCTCCCACCTGGGTGTGCGCGGCGAAATGTATACAGGAGTCTATGTTGTATCTGTTGATGATTTCCTGCAGGAAGTCAGTGTCTCTGGGCAGATGGCATTCAAATGCCGGTCCAAACTGCGTGGCCCAGGGTTTGGTCTTGATGTCTCTGTCAACCACGACCGGAGTGAACCCATTCTTGGTCAGCTCCTTGGCGGTGTGAGAACCGATGTAGCCGGCCCCTCCCACTACCAGCACCGACTTGCTGATGCCTTTAGTACTTGGCTTCGGGCGCATACGTCCTGTAGTCGCTTCCATCTCTCCTCCATTGCTCTCCCTTGCCTGTAATGATGTCGATCATTCTGTCCACCGTGCCGTCGGTCCAATCCGATATCTTGCCCATGTTTGGCGATGGTGCCTGCAACAACACTTTCAATTTTTGCATGGCGTCTCTGCTGCTCCATGGCACGTACATCCTGCTGTCGTCATTGGCGAATGTTTCTGGGAATGACCTATATGCCGGAAAAAGAACATTGCAGCCCAGTGTGTCAGCTTCGGACACTGTGTTTGACACCCAGTCCTGCAGTGCGCAGTTGAACAGCACTCTGGTGTCATTCAACAGTTCATAGTAGTCATTTTTTTTCAAGTGTTCGTAAATTTTAATTTTGCCAGACTTCTCCAAGTGCCTTGCGCGATGAACATAGTTTATGTTGTTGGATCGCAATGGTCCGCCACAGTAAACGGCGAACTCCGTGGCAGGCAATGACTCGTCGGCAAGCCATTGCTCGATTAGATCCATGAAAAACCCTGGCTGCTTTTCCTGATCCCATCTGGCGGCGTAGCCAACTCTCATTGTTCTTTGATCAAATGGTCTGATGGTCTTGATTCTCTCCAGCACTTCCTGTTTGCCATAACTCAGACCGGAAATGTTGTAGATGGGAGCGCGCCAGTTGGCTATTCTCATATGTGCCACCATCTCCTCGTTCGTGGCAAGTATATGCACGTTGGGTATCTCGTTGCACATCTGTTCATACAGGCTCATCCATCGGCTCATGCGCCAGACATGCACGAAGTCATCTGGATCTATGGACTGTGCCAGGCACCTTAGATATATCCTCGGCCTGTACTTCTCTGGCGACTGTTGTATGATGTAGGGCAGCGATTCCATGCCCGGTTGGAACATGTCCTCAAAAAATATCACGTCATCAGAAGTAACTTCTCCAGATTTCATCATGCGAACCAAATTCATCATCTGGCTCATGCCGAAATAGCTCCTGCCGTGTGCGTCCAGCACCTGTCCAGTCACTATGGCTTTGGAATTGTCTATGGTGGTGCCGGGCACGACCACGTAGTCTATGCCGCGTTTCTTGTAGATTCTCTCGGTCCAATCGGTTAACTGTAGCGTGTAGCGACCTTCATAGGGCTCCAGGCCCATGTAAAATATTTTCATCACGTGCTTACAATCACCTCCTTCTGGCTCTTCTTACCTACCAGCACGTGGGTGTGATACCCATGCATGGGATTGGTTTTCAAATATCTCATTAGGTCCGCCAAAATATTGTCATTGCCTTCATGTATTAAAAATTGATACAACGGTTCTGCTCGTCCATACAATGTCTCGTTAGAATCTAAAACTATGAATCCTCCCCATTCCACGGCAAAATCACTGAGATAATTTTCTCCGTAATGACGGAAGGTTTGATTGTTATTGATGTTAACGCCAGCATGTGGTTCAAATACTAATCTTATTCTCATCGAGCAATCCTTGTTAATTTGACACCACCATCACTAGTGTGTTTGATATGGTAATCACACTTCGCTCGCAGATGCAGCCATGTCCTGATCTTTTCATCCCGAACATATAGGGTCACCGTGTCTTCCATGTCATCATTGTAGCCGTGATACGCCCAGATGAAATCCTTGCCATAGGTATAACCAGCGCTGCCCATCATGGTGCAAACATTGGCCACGGCATCCACGAAGGTGTAGTCGGCATTTAGAGCCCCGCCACCTATGGGGAGATATCCTTTCCTCCGGGTCAGCGTTCTGACCGGAATGTTTACTTCTATGTTAACCTCTTGGGTATTCTGCTTTCGAGCCATTCTCTCCATCCTCTGATACTTCTATTGTTATTTTTCTGCCTGGATAACGTTGTATGATCGCGAGATACAGATCATCCGATATCATTTCACAACTTTTGTAATCAAGTGCCAGCGTCTTCTCTGTGTATAATTTTTCCAACCATCTCTTGAACTGTATGAATTCAATGTCTCGGTCATCGTGGAACACCTCTATCGCTACATGAAAATGGAACATGTGCCTGTGGGGATAGCCCAAGAAGCTCACGTCATATTCATCACCTGTGGCCAATTTTGAATCTGTCAGTGCCGCGGGATATTTGTGTATGCCTTCCTTGCGGAAAGTGACCCAGATCATCTTTGAGCTTTGACCTAATTTTTCTTTCAGTGCCTGCTCTCTCTGTGCTTCTATCATTTTATGATTTCATCCTTGCCATATTGGTCCCAATCTGTGAATCCCGACTTTTCTTTAAATTCTTTCATGCTCATGGTCCACACTCCTGGATTGCTGTGTCTGAAAGTGACATCGTCTATCTTGAAGTGCAGTTGTTGGTCATCGTCGCTGTGCTGGAATATGATGGAGCAAAATGGTATGAACCTAGGTTCGTTCCATATCAGTGCGAATCTTTTCTTGACTTCTTCGTGATCAGCGTAGGGATAATCGATGGTGACATAATAACCATTGTCCAACAACTTTTTCATCTGGAAAACCTGCGTGCCTAGGTTGTACTGGAACGTCCTGTTGGCTCCATAATACACTGCCTCGCAGCCATTCATGGTGGCCAGTTCCAACACATCATCAGTGCTTAGACTATTTGTGGCCAAAAATAAAGTTCTTTTACCATATGCAATGGTGTGCTCAATTTCAACGCCAGTGAACACATTGACCTCGCTGTTGCTATAATGTCCTGTTGCATAATCTCTGTTCATGTTGCCTAATTGTAGCATGATAATTTAATTTGTCAAAGCTATTCGCTGTTTACCAGTTGTTTTTCCAGTTCCGTGATCTGATCTTTGAGCGATAATTTCTCCTTTTTCAATCGCATCAATATGCTTTTGCTTTCAATGCTCCTGTCATGACGTCGAAGCTCGGTAACCTCTTCCACCTTCCTGTTGAGGTAATCATGATGCATCTTAAGTTTTCTCAGTTGCTTGTTCTTGTTGGCCATTTTATCCTCCTTCGAATAGTGAACTGAAGTTGTTCTTGCCCTTGCCGCCACCAGTGGCTCTCTGCCATCTGGTGCCCCTTATGTCTGCCAGGAATGATGTGGCGGAACTGATCAACTCCATTGGTTTTTCCGACTCAAACACCTCCTTCACGAACGTGTTGAAATACAGTATGTTTCTCGGAACGAAATCGCTCATCTGATCTGTGTTGTCCGATTCCTTGATCTTTCTCCAGTGTTTGGCTTCCGGTTGGTGCTTGATCATTTCTATGTCATTCATGTCATTGGCAATCTGTACAGCTCTGATGTGATTGTATACGTTGTGTGCCATCATTAATATATAACTGAAACTATCCCAAGAAGTTTTGCCTTCTTTGTTGTTTTTATTTAGGTCACCTTCTCCATACCAGCAAACATCTCCCATGTGTAATCGATTACCGATAGCACTCTTGAATGGGAATGGTATGGTGCTGCCTTTCAATCTTTTGTCATCTGGTGCTTTCTCCATGATATAACTCCATCTCTTGGGAGTGAATAGATTGTGTGTGTACACTAAGCCATTGGCTGTGCTTAGGAAAGCGGATGCTGAATCAAAACTAATCGTGACATCTGGATTTACATGTTTTCTTAACTGTCTCTGTATCTGTGTTAAGAAACAAGCCCAATCCAGTTGTGATGTGCCCAGCACGTGTATCCAATTTTTCTTGTCCAATTTCTTCTCATCTCTCATTATGACCAATCTTTTTAACAAGACTTCCATGTCGCACATGTTGATGCCACCCATTGCCCATCCTTCAAACTCAAAATCTTTGATGGCATCATACCATGTTTGTGCCGTTTCCCAATCATCTCCTTGTAATACGTTCAAAAATTTAGTTTGTCCCAATCTGTTCTTTTGGAAGAATTTGTTGTTATAGATTGTGCCATTTAGAGTGTCTTGAAAACTCTTCAATCCTGTTTTTGGAGAGTTTAATTCATCCGCTGCCCAGGTTGGCACGTCCAGCGTCATAGACCAGTCAGCGGTTAATTCTAACCAATTTAGAATATTGCTTCTAACTTTATTGGCTTTGTTACCTTCGAAATCCTGCCAATCAAAATTAATAACTCCTCGGCCTATCTGATACCCACCCGAATCACCCACTATGGTAGAAAATTTTCTGTCTCTCTGTATACACATACTGTCAGCCACAGGTGCTTTTTCCACGTCTAGACAAGCATGTCCTGCTGAATATAAACCCACATCATAGGTAAAATAACCTTTCTCTGGATTAAGAAAGTTTAATCCCTCCACATCATTCTCAAAACCTTTAGGTATTCTTTCTTTAGATATGTGATCGCCTTTCGCTCTCTGCTTGCTGATGAAGGTGTTGTAGAAATTGGATATGGCCGGCAAGAATCGGGCAAAGTCCCTGTTCAAAGGCCCTAGATGTTCCTGCCTGTTATCTGGCATCACTGCGCCTGTGCTGGTATGATGTAACGATATACGCCAACTCCCGAATCCACTGTGACCTGCATTGCGCCCTCGTTGGAGAAATGCAAGGTTACCTTGGCGGAGTCGCTCAGTTTCAATATCTGGAGAACCTGCGCCACTGGCCAGCTCCAACCTTTATTGAGAGTGCCCTTGACACCTGTGGCGAAAGTGAATTCACCGCCATGAGATGCCTGATCACCAAACGTGAATATGAGGTTGCCGTTGTCGGTCCTCACCACGAAGGTGTTGTGTTCTGTGTTGGCGACAGATTGGAAGTTGAATCTCTGCACGCCCGCCACTGTGGGCTCGATCTCCACGTCCCACTTGACGCCTTTGAATTTGATAGTTTTCAGTTTCTCGTTGATGATCTCGGCGTTCATGAAACGATAATCGTTCTTGAAATCACCCTTCTCGTTCTCAAAGTGTATGCCCACAGGCACTTCGGCATTGTTTCTTGTGCCTTTGATCACCGTGATGTGTGCCTTGTCCTTGTATTCGGGACATTTCAGATGTATGTCCAACTTGTTCAATTGTGGCATCCCAAACGTGCCCGCCAATCCTGCCTGTGGCTGTTTGAATGTGCCTTGCAGTATCACTGACCGATCTTCGGCCATGGAATCTATCGCCGTTTCATCTGCTGTGCCTGTGATCTTGACCAGGTCTAGGAATCCTAAGCCGTACGTGTGCTTGACTATGTCTCTTAATATGTCTATCATTTTTTGCCTGTTCTTAAAAGTTTATTTTGTATTGTACAAGGTATTTAGAAAAAAATCAAGTGTTGAATTATTTTTCCACAGGCACTTCTATGACTTGATATAACACAGGATTATCTTTACCAGGTTTCTTAAATATGGCATAGTTATTCCCTGGAGAGAATTGATCCATCTCTAACACGTCATATCCAGTTTCTTGGATGATTTTTGTCATGGCAGATTTAGTATTGTAATTCCAATAGCCCCTTTTGGCCTCGTGAAGATCACGATCATATTCGCAATTGGCATAATGTATAAACACATAGCCACCTGGTAAGATAACTCTGGATATATCTTTGAGATATTCTCTTATGTGTTCCTGCGTGAAAAATGTAAATGTGTCCCAACTGAAAACAAAATTCACTGCATTGTCCGGTATCTCATGGCATGCGGTTCTATCTGTGGTGTAAAACTTGATGTATTTGTGCTGCTGTGGATTGAACAATTTTTTAATTTTGCTGTGGCATTGCGGCAATATGTCCACATAGAAGTTTAATCTCCATGCCAAAAATAATCTACTAAATTTTCCGTATCCTGGCCCAATTTCTAAACTGTTGTATAGGGCAGAACTGGCCCCCATTTTAGAAAACTGTCCAATCTTGCTTTCAATTTTATCAAACAACAGTTTATCATTGAATCCCTCTCGTCTCTCGTGGCGCCACTCCATGTCCTTGGCATACCAGTCCTTGGTCTTGTCCAGTCTATCTATCTGATCTTGATTATTGATATCAACTGTGGTGGCCAACTCTTTCAATATTTTGAGATTATCATCGATTAATTTTTGAAAATCGTGTGATTTAATTTTTTCCAATTTCTCTATCAGCAACTTGATTTCTTCTATGCTTAACATGTCATGCCACCTCGAACAATCTGTTGAACGTGTTGCTGCTTTCTGTGGATCTCACGTCCCATTCCAGCACACCAATCAGATTATCAATCTTGCCATCCAGCACACTCTGTTCCATGCCATCGGAATCAAACGGCAGTTGTTTGAACCATTCCGGCAACCTCTGCTCATCCACTGGATATGCTATAGACGTGTATCCAAGGGGATTATTTCTTAATTTGCACACTATCACCTTGGCTCCATCCGTGATTGGCAGGCTGTATCTGTCGCCATACATGTCTCTGCAGATGTTCCAGTTGATCGAAGCTCTCACATGGCCAGGCATGTTGGCCTTGCCTTTCTTCTTCTCCTCTTCGTGATATTCTGTCACATTGTTGGCACGCTTGGGAGATCCTTTTTCCCAGCCCGGCCTGGATTTGAATTCACCCCGGAACTGCTTGATTCGATCTAGCACTTCTGCCTCAGTTTTGCCTATCAGCACCAGATACAGTATGTCGCTCAAGAAGTCCTGTACGAATACCGGAGTGTCAGAACGCTTGAGGTCCAGACCCATCGCTTTGACCTTACCTTCCTTGCCTGCCGTGTCCACACGCTCGCCCTCCTTGTCAAAATACAAGAGAGCGTATCTTTTTTTGGTTATGAACAGTCCCTTGCTGGCCACCAGTTCTCGGCCTGCACGTATCACGTCACCGCGGGTCTTGGGACAATGGAACGCTCGAGTCATGAATGCTGTGAATGTGCCATTGACCTCTTCTGCTATCTTGTCATACAGGGCGATCACACTTTCCTTGTTCCACTGTATTTTTGCAGATTTTATATCATCCTGCAGCGTGGCGTAGGCCGAGAAATACACGGAGTCAGTGTCACCGTAGATCACGCTCTCGCCCACGTGATCATATTTTCCTGCAATGATCTCGTTGGCCTTGGCAGCCATGTGTTGCGTGATGCATCTGCCGGTCAACGTCACTGATTGGCCTATGCGCATGTCAAAGAAGCGGCAGCCCGGATTCAATATCGCGCCATACAGCGAGTTTAGATTGATTTTTTTGACCAGCTGCCTCTTGTCCCAGAATTCTCTCTCTATTTCATTTTCTCCGCACTCGGACATCTTGTGCTGCATGTCTTTCCTCTCAGCATACCATTTCTTTAAAAGTCCAGGTATGACTCCTTCGAACTCATAGGTGAATATTGTTCCGTTGGCAGATATCATCCACTGCCTGTTGCCGTCGAACACAAGATCATGCAGCTGAGCTGCGCTCATCCTCACGCTGGTTCCATCCTCCCAATCAACAATCAATTCGGTGCCTTTGTCCTTGTCCATCACTGCTTGATATTCCCAACAACCAAATTGTCCTTCCCATGCAGTGGCGAAGGACTTGCCTTGGTGCTTGGCCCTGTTTATCTCCGCTGATGTGATCACAGGACGTATCTGTCCCACTATTGTTTCCGGACCCATGTTCAGCGCTCGGATCACGGATGGATACAGCGAGTTGATGTCCACGGAGCCAATCCAGTCGTGTATGCCTTTCTTGGGATAAGCCACATAGGCCCCCGCCGCTGATTCAACAGGTGCTGACTCATCTCTCTTTGCCCTGCCAGGCACTATCATGCCCCTGCGATGTGCCTCGTTGATAATGGCCTGCTCAGTAACCGCCACTGCTCCCATGGTAGTGTCCAGCAACACAGTGTTTTGGTGTGCTATCTCATTGGCCAACTCAATAAATTTTAATTTCTTTTCCAATTTTGCCAACAGGTCGCAGTCCTGCCTGTTGTACTCTATGAACATGCCAAAGTCATTGTTGTACAGCTGGTCCAGCGATCCTTCATACACTGTCTTCTTCTCGTCCAATTCCCATTCACCTATGGCGTCCAGGCGGTAGCTGTGCCGCTCCTCGTAGGTGTATTTTCTATATAGTTCCAATAGGTCCAGATGCACTCTTCCAGTCAAATCATAACTGATCTGTTCCCTGCCAAATTTTTCAAATGTCCTCTTCTTAGGTTTTTCTCCCCAAAAACACAGTCTTCTTGTGTCATCGGAGCTCAATACCTTCTGTATCCTGCCTACGACATAGGGTAGGTCATATCCTTCTGAGTTCCAGCCACTGATGACATCTCCCTCGTCCACCAGCGTGAGAAATGCGTCCAGCATGTCTTTTTCTTTCTCGAACAGCATCACGTTGCTGAATCTCTCCACCTGCAGCCTGGCATCTGCCATGCTCAATTCCTTGGGCGGCACAGCAAACGTGACCAGCTGATCGGTCCAGTTGAGATAACAGGTTATGGCGGTGATGGGCATGAATGGATCATCGGTGGTGGAATAGCCGCGTTGCGGGTCAAAGTCCACTTCGATATCAAAGAACACCACGTTGAGCTTGGGAGCATCCTTGCCCAGATAATTCTCCTCCAGGCAGCGGAACACAGGATTGATGTCCTGTTCAAACAATTTCTTGTTGCTCCTGATCTTCTGTTCTTTTATGAACTCCTTGAACGTGCTGCAGGTGACCTTCTGCAGTGTCTCTCCGTGTATGCTCCTGTGCTTGCCTCGGGCATCGGGATAGTAAAAAACATATCTTGCATCATAGTCAACGAACCGTCTCTGTCCATTGGGATCTCGCTCAACGACAAAAACTTTGTCGTCGTCTCTCCTGTAGAATGCGTCTATGTAGCTCATTTAAAAAATACCAGGTAATTGCCGATACAGTTCATCACAGTGAACCAGCCGGCCAAAGTAGTTATCCATAGGTTCCTCCTGCGATAGGCCGAATAGGTCATGGTGGAAGAACCGATCAGGTAAAGGGGAAACACAATCCACATCTTTGGATGTGGGCTGGTGAAAGTGAGAGCGAGAGATCCAAATATGGTGAATATCACACTAATCAGCTCAAAATAAAAAGCCACGCGATCAGTGCGGTAGCTCTGTGTCCAAAATTCGGCTATGAAGGCATGCACTAGATCTTGCCTGCTGCTGCCAATATCGAATCCAACAGGTCCATGTCATCGGCCACAGATTTATAATTGTCTTTGTGGGCGATCGCGATGGCCTTGTTCAGCATGGCTGGCTTGAGTTCCAATTCTTCAGCCAGTGCTTTCACTGTGTCTCGCAGTCCTGCTTTGAGATCATCTACCTCTCCCAACACCTGTGATCCTTCTTTGATCAGTTGTATCAGCTTGGTTTTTTCTGCTTCATTGAAATTTCTTCCTGACATATTATCTCCTTTTTTATGTATTATATTATTCTTTATATTTTAGATCAATGGATTTATATTTTACCATGATCTAGAACAAAATTATTAATTTCATCAATAACCTTGTGTTCAATACCTCTAAATCCATGATAACCCACAGAAAAATGCGGACATCCTTGATCTATTCCTCCATTAAGTTCTGCATATCTTGTCGATGTACTATTTGTATCATTAATAATTTTTTTAGCTATTTCGGGGTGTGTTCCGTTATTAGGATCTTCTGCGTGTTGAATAATCAGCAATGGTTTAGCCATTTTTATGAGAAAATATTTCATTTCATCTAGTCCTAATTCACGCCATCTACTTTTCCAATACGGATTTAGAAATATTATTCCTCTATAGAGATGATTATATTGGTTGACGTCGTGTATCATTGATATAATATTTGCACCTGTACAATGCCCCATTAGCCATAACTGCGTGTTACTTAAACTTTTTATGTGCTCTAATATCTTTTCAACATCTGTTATGAAAGTATGTGTTTCAAATAAAATTTTATTATTTGAAAGTAAATCTTTTTTTATTTTTGCATGATGTTGAATATAAAATTCTCTAGCTTTTGTGAACCACTGTTTTTGAATATAAAATTTTTTGAACCATATTTTACTTTTTAAATTTTTTGTTGCATTTATACTGCTGTTGTAATAATCTAAAGGATCATCTGGATGCAAGCTCATTCTTACCTGCCAGGCGTGCTCTAATGGATGATCTGGGTCGATGATAATAAGATTTAATTTTTTTGCAATACAATATTCAAAGAAAGGCATAATTAAACCATTTGGTATGTCGTTAGAGTCTATAACATAATATTTGCCATCTCCTCCAAGAATAGATACTATTGTATCTGTAGCATCTTTGTGTAATAATGAAATAAGTTTGTATTTGTTGCCGTTGATATTATGATATGATATTTTCAAGCCATAATGTTTTTTTAAATTTTCAATATCGTTTTCTGTTACTTGATGTCCATGCTCAACAGGATCTCCGGGCAAACCATATTCTCCCCAACCTCTAGGGTTTACTATATCTAAATCAAGCAATCTAGAAGTCATACAAATAGTATATATTCTGTACAGGTGATACGCAATTATTTCTTGTTTTTTACTTTGGTCCAACAGGATTCAAACCAGGTTTTTAAATTACCCTGTATCGCTTCTGGTAGAATTAACTCCCCTGATGTATTGCAATACCTTATGTTTTCTAGCACAGCCTTTATTGCTTCATTTTTTCTACCTTTTTTATTCTTTGATTCCAATTTAGGATTGGGATTTGCTGGTGAAGGTCTTTGGCCGTCCATGTCTTCGCCCATGAGGTGCACGGGGTCTTTCACGAAACTTTTTAATTTTCTCAATCCCCTCGAACCTGCGCTTACAGGCTTGCTGAGTTGGATATCAACATCCACGTGACCATGATCCTTAAGACGTGACATGTCATCAAGATATTGCTTGTATGAAAAGATCGGTATTCCTATCATGCTTTTATATTTATTGCCACAGCACCATCTTGAAACGTTCTTTCTCTATGCCAAAGAACTCGGTTTTCCATGCGCTCTGCTCAAAGAAGCCCAGGTGATGCCATTCATTTTTCCTAGCGATCATCTCAGCGGCGGATGTGTCCCAATCCACTGACAGTAAAAATTTCTCCACATTTCGTCGTTTTTCGGATATCTCCTCGTAGCTGAAGCCATCATATTCCCAGTGCAGCAGCTCGAAAACATTGCCCGATGTGTCCACGTAGTCAACGCTGATGTCCATGCCCCATTTGGGACGCATCTTGATTATCTTGTAGATCAGGTGATTGTTCAGCGCCCAGTTCTGCAGTTGCGCCAGCGCTTCGCCGACGTAGCCTTTCCTCTCAAATAAAAGGGCATGATTGATGTGCGCGCCTGAGACAGAATTTTCCTCGTCCACGAACCAATCATATTTCAAAGCAAAGTGGTTGGGGCGATGCCAGCGACCTGCCTGTCCATTGGCCTCAGCGTAACATCTCTCCAGCTTAGTGAGGTCGTAGCCATTTTGGTCAAACAATTCGGTCTGCTCAACGCCGGGCACAGAGATCTGACTTATGGGTTTTCTGAAATAAGGGTCAGGATTGAATTTGTGATGTGTTGGTGCCAGTTTCATGCACCGTTATTTATTTGACTATTTCTTTTTTTTTCCTTCGGACAGCTCGTCTGTGTATTCTTTGGTCTCATCCACCATGTCTCCCAATGCCTTGATCACTGCATCTGGCTGCGCCATGGTGTGTATGGACACTGATGAAAAATCTGCTTCGCTTGGCGTCACTTCTGCCTGTATGCCAGCATTCTGTAAAGCATTCTTCACTGCGTCGGCATCAGCGTCTGACGTCGGACGCTCCCTGTCAAAGTCACCATCGAGCCTGACATCAAATTGCCTGGCCTCTGCCTGTCCTTGGAATCCTGATGCTTCTCCCGTGGCCTCTGTGTCTTCGGCCTGGATGTAGCCCTGTTTCTCGTGTTCCGGCCATGCCTTTTTTGGTATCTTTATCACGCCCTCTTCGCTTCCGGGCTTGATGACCATGATCATTTCCTTTTCATCTGGGCCCAGTATCATCTTGTTGTTCTTGATCTTCTCTGCGGTCGCTGCGTCCGGTTGCTTTTCTTGTACCGCTTCTGCTTTTTCTTCTGCGGCTTTTTCTTTTTCAGCAATCACTTTCTCTTCTTGTTTCTCAGCGTCGGCGATGATCTCTTTAGTTTCCTCAGTCTTGACAAGAATGTTTGATGATTCCTCGTTGTATATTGCTTCATTCTCCGAAATAGAGTTGTAAAGTTCGACCAACGCGGACTCATCGCATGATTTGATATACTCCTGTACATCTTTTTGCACCACTTCTCTGAATGTCTTTGCGTCATAGGTCTGCTCTTCTTTTTGTTCTGCTTTCAATTCTGCCAACTTGGCCTCTAGTTCAGCAATCTTTTCTAATCTATTTGTTTTTTTCTTTGCCTCTTTGATTGGTTTCTTGGGCAGTTTCTTGTCTGATTCCTCGATGGCTTTGGTTATGTCGCTCTTTTCGCTGGTGATTGATTCTATCAACTTTTCTGCCTTGGCGGAGATCTTGGTGGGTTCTCGGAATTCCTTGATGCCGGCCAGTCTCGCGATGTCCGCTAATGTGATCTGCCTGTCGTCCAGCACTCTGGGCTCTTTCTTGGCAGCCTCCAGCAGCTCCTGGCGCTCCTGTTCTGGAGTCATGTTGCTCATCTCGTTGAGCCTTCTCACTAGGTCTGCGAAGTCGTGTGTGCTGTTGGATTTGCGTGCCATACGATGTATTTATTAAATGCTGTATTATAATAATATATTATTATTTTACGAAAATCTAGCTGTTTTTGATGCTTTATTTGGTTTTGACGTTCTTGGCCGCGCCTTTTCGGTTTGCGTTGGGGTCCTGTCTGCGCTTCCTTGCGCCTGCCTTGGCCCGTCCCTTTTTCCCCAGTGCGTAGGCCTTGCTTCTGGGCAGGCACTTGGGCTTGCCCTCCTTGCTTGAACCTCTGGCGCAATCACCCCTGATTTTGCCATCGGGTCCGAACCTGACCCATTTCTGCTTGAACCATTTCTTGAGGTTCTCGTCCAGTGATTCGTTGAACAAAAGATCGCCGCAGTTGACGCAGATGTCGATGTCTTCCTTCTTGACGCAGTTGGGCACTCGCTTGCCGAACATGGTCTTCATGCCCTTCTTCTCATAGCCCTTCCAGCACTTCTCAGTGATTATCTCAGCTATCCTCATTTCTTCTTCCTGCCTGCGCAGTGGGCCTTCTGGCTGAAACCCTTTGGCCTGGCGCAGTTGATTGAGCGCTTGTACTTGCCGCTCCATTTCTCTGATATGAATTCGTAATAGCGCATTTTACTTGCTCTTGTTGCCCCAGTTGGCCGCTCCAACCTTCCTACATCTCACCAGCGCCCCCGATGCGTAGGCTGATGGCCATACCTTGTAACGGCTCTTGACCTTGTGGTAGCAGGCGTCCTGCTTCTCCGTGATGTCTGTGACCTCCAGTGCCATTCTGAGGTTGTCCGCCAGATGTGATTCATAGCTGACTTCCTCTTTTTTGTCAGCGTCGGTCTTTGGTGGTTCTTGATTTTGCTTCTCCTTGCTGGCCATGTACTGTCGCACTGGCTCTCCCAGCTTCTTCATGATCCGTGACTTGAATGGTGTCCTCTGCATCTCTTCCTTCTTGGGCATGTAATTGGCATACTTGTCCTGCATGTTCTTGACGTAGCCCAGCCCATGTGCTCCGTCCAATCTGACTTTGACCTGCTCGATCTCGCTGGCTATCTCCTTGGCCAGTTGTGTGTTGCCCTGTGACTTGGCACTGTCAAGTGCTGAGTTCATGGCCTTGACCACTGGCACGCTGTTGTCTATAGCGTTGCTGATGGTGCCCACTCCCGCGATGCTGCCTGCAATGATGCCGGCCGCTGCTAATCTTTGTAAAAATCCTTTTAGGTCCTCGTCCAGTTCAACTTCTTTCAAATTATCGTAGTTCTTTTTGAAGTAATCCTGTGCCACCGTGTAATTGCCTGATGAGAACACGATCTTGCCATTTTTGTCCAACACGTCGTACTTGCCTTTTGATGACTGGCTAATGTAAGGTTTTTGTGTGCTTTCGAAATGCCTGCTGTAAGGTCTAGACTTGGCGAACTCCCTGCCAAAACTAAATTCCTGTCTTTGAGCCAATTCTTTGGCTGAAAATCCTGGTGCTACCACTCCACCCCTGGCTGCTTTAGCAACATCTGCTCTATTTTGAAAATATGCCTTGATCTCATCTGGATTCATCATGTCCAGTTTCTTCTTCCTGGCCGCCATGCTGCCGGACATCTGCGACCCCTCATGCTGCTGATTTTCTCTGTTCTCCTTGGCGCGCTCCTTCTCAAACTGCTGCACGCGCTTCTTCAATATGTTCAGCATGCCGGGCTTGGTCTCGATGTCATCCACAGCGGTCTCCGTGGCCAGTATCTCGTCTATGTTCTTCTTCACTATCTCAGCGTGCCTCTGGTGCAGGTCGCCTATCTCTTCCCTGTAGGGGTTCAATTTCTGATAGTCCTCGTAGTGATAGGCCGCGTCCAGCATGTCCACCGCCCGGTTCATCTTGGTTTGTATCCAGCCCTCTATGTCATCTCCCGGCTGTACCATTGTGGTGATCTTCAGCGCAGCCTGTGCAGTGTGGTACAACTGCTCTCGGCTCATGTGTCCCTCGCCGGAATCTTCTTTGTAAATGTGCTCGGTCTCAAGATAATCCGCAATGCCCTTGATGTAGCCCGACGCTATGTCAATCTTTTTTGCCACCCAGGATTCCATCTCCTGGTCGTTGCTGAGTAAATTGTGTAATTTTATCGCGTATTTGCCCGCCCTGATGGCCTGTGTGAGGAACATGCTGGCTTCATAGGTGTCTGGTTGCACTGGTGCGTTTATCTCGTTGATGCGCATGTGCGTATTTATGCTGCGAACTGCCTAGAACTATTCCTCTGTGAAACCCTCTTCGCATAGATCACAGGAGCAGGTCCTGCACACCTCTATCTTCCACCGATGCCTAACCACGCTGCCCACTTTTTCATGTTCCCAGCGCTCCAGTCGCTTGCCACAGTGGCTACCGTGTCCGCAGTTGACGCAGTAGTCTTTGCTTTTGATTTCCATCATCTCCTTGCAAATCCCGGGCCACCAAACAGGTTGGTGCCTTTCAATTCATGGGCGCCCTTGGCAGTGCCGTCCGCTTTCTTTGGAGTGTAGGCCCGTGGCACTCTGGGTGCTCGTGTACCTGATTGTCCTGGAGTTCCTGTAAAGCTCTTCTTGAATCTGTCTGGCCCTATGGCCACGTGTGGGTTGGCAATGCTGGCGATGTTGCCTGCGCTAGTCGCTCCTGCTGATGCTGTCTCTCTGATCATTACTTCTTTGATTTTCATATTCCTATTTATTTTTTTTTTAGATTTTTTTATTCTCCTTGCCAATTATAATACCATGGAGACCTAAATTTTGGTGTTACAATGTCAAGATGTTTAACCAAATCACAAGCAAACACTCCAGAACCACCTATAGTTAAATGTGATACGTTCTCTACACAATTATTTTTTTTATCTTTCCAGAAAAGATAAGGTATCAAATCAAAGGCTGTTGAACGCGGTTCTTGGAATTTAAAATTATGCGTAGATTTAATTGTATCAAGAACATATTGATAATCATTACAAGGCACAAGAAGACATGTATGAAATTTAATCAACGTAGATTTAGTCATAAAACCATTGTTATAATTACTATCGCTATTTTTTATTTCTAGTCTAATAGAATGTTTCCATGCACCTGTCAAGTCCAATTGATAAAATCTTAAATTAGGTATAGAATTATAATCTTCAAAATTGTGTGGTTCAATATCAAATTCATCGATGAAAATATTATCAAAAAAGATTCTAGTGTTAGGTCTTTTTTTATAAATTTCACAATAAAACCCCAATGCTAACACGTTTAACATTCTTATATCTTTGGTGCTTGTCTAGTTAAGAATTTGGTTGTATATTTTTTAGGACCAAAATGTTTCTTTATAATTTTCTCTGCCAATTTTGGATCGAATCTTTTGCAACTAAAAATATCAAAATATGCTGTGCCATCGAGATCCATAAAATGTGCAGATATGTTTGACGTCTTGATCAATTGAATCATGCTGTAACCTTGATTTTTATGTCCTGATAATAGATATTCTATTTGAGGTTTTCCATGTGGAATCATTTTGATCGTGTGTAGAAGATCTTTTATGAAATTTTCGATCGCCTTCTTATTTTTAATGTTATCATTGCAACCGCTGCAATCCAACATCAAATGATATCCCCAAGCAGAATTATTCTTCATGCTCGTACTTATTTTAATTTTTTGTCTGTTTATTTTTTCTTGCCTTGCCGCATGTTGATCTGCCAGTGTGCCAGCTGTTTCTTGCGTGGCGAAGCAGTTTTAGAACTGCGTATCTTCTTAAGTTGCGCGATGGTGGCACCCTTGGGTATGCCTGCTCGCTTGCTGTCACCTTTGCGTCCCGGACCCTTGCCATCCGCGAAATTCTCTTGTATGGAATTGATCAGATGCAATTTTCTTAAATTTCTCTCTGTTTCGCCAGGTCGCACATCCTGGGTGGTGTTTTGCTTGGTGATTATGCCAACCCCAGCAGCATCTTCTCTATGAACTATCTCTCTGATCTTCATCGCACTCGGAACGGGTAGCCCATGGGGAAGCCCGCATGGTATCCCATCTTGTTGCCCTGTTTGACCCTGGTGGTGGCACGCTTCTCGTATCGGTTGATGATGCGATTCACGTCAGGATGTATCATGTTGGGGTCTTTGGTGTATAGTATTTCTCTTATCTTCATGCGGCAACCCGGTTGTCTATTTCTGCAAACAGTGATTTTATTTTGGCCACATTGGGATGATTGTTTGTGGTGTTGTTCCACACGTAGGACTTCAGTGGTTGGCGGGCTTTTTTTGCCAGGAATGCACGGTGGTTACCGTCAACGATTTCTGATCCTCGTGGTGATCGAGACATTGTCATGGGTGGCAGCTTGGAAAAGTCTATTGTTCTGGGATCTGCGTCATTCTGCCTAAAATATCTTGCCGGCCTACCTGCTTCCTTATCTTGTACATATTGATTATATCTTTTTTCCAACTCCAACTCATACTCTCGCTCGTGTGGTGGTATTTGGCTGGCCTGTAAGACCACCGGACCGGTCAACACCCATTGATCTATTTCATATATAAATCTTCTCCATTCTGCAAAAGGCACTTCGTCTCGGTAAGCGAAATCAATGATCTCACGTTGCTTGGGGAACATTTCCCCCAATAATTTTCTAATTACATCGGAATGCTGTTGTGTCACAATGGCATTGATCTTGGAGAAATTTTGTTTAAATAAATCTTCTGTGATTTCCCTGATCTTCATTTTTTCACTGTGCTCCTCAGCATCCAGCCGTGCTTGCTGTGCCTGTCGATCCTTTCAGCTATGAAGTCACTGAATCCATGCAGGTGGTTGGCCTCCAACACGTCAAAGGCCGCGTTCAAGCTCTTCAGCACCTTGTCGTTGCTGTCGATCAAATTCTCATACATCTTTTCCGCTGCAGGTATCTCGTCCGACTGCTGTATGGTGGCCAATTCTCGTAATCGATCAAACACTCCTGGGGCATATGTGCCCATGGCCCTAAGCTCTTCCGCGAACTTGTCAATGGCCTCGAAAACTTCTTCATATATCTTGCCCAGCAGCTCATGATCCTGTGGGAAGTTCCTGCCTTCCACGTTCCAGTGATAGTAGTGTGCCTGTAGGTAAAAAAGGAAGCTGTCCGCAAAGGCCTGTTTTGCGATCTTGCCTATTTCTGGAGTCATGATATGTTACTTATCCACCTGTTGGTGCTGGCCGAACTGGCTTGGATTTCCACCCTTTATCAAAGCTGCCCACACGGTGAGCTGCCGGCAGAACCTCTCTATCTCCTCTGCCAGCTCCTTGTCTTTCATGATGTTGTCCCTGCCCTGTGGTTTGGCCTCAACTGTGCATCTGGGAGGTATGGTAAAACCCAATTGCGTGGCGAAGTTCAAAAACATTCCATGGATGTGCTGGAATCCATCGCCGCCTCCTGAAACCACGGAGCCGAAAACCTTGTTGTAGTTGGGATAGTATTTGTTGTCTCTGCTCCAGCCGTCGATGTAGTCAAAACGCTCGATAACAGATGATATGTAGCCGCTGTGCAGACCCCACCAGATGGGAGTGGCGAATATCAATCCATCATAGTTTTTTATAAAGTCCGCCAGTATGGGTTTGAGCTGATCATCGTAGCTCTCCGTGCCGCATTCATAGTCTATCTCATTCATGGTGATTATTTTGCACTCGGAACCTTGCTTCTTGAATTCAGCAGCTACCAATTCGCACACGGCATAGGTGTTGCTGACTTCGGTTTTCTTTAGGCTGCCATTGAATATCATGAATTTCATATGAGTATTTAAGCAAAAATCCAAGTATTTAAAAATACGTCCACATCTTCAAGCCTTAAAGTTCTGTGCATATCCTGCGATTTTATCTCATTTTTCAACATTTCATGTAGATTTTTGTCATAGTTGTCTTCACTATATTTTTTAATCAGCGATTCTACATTTAATCTGAATTGGTGCGCTTTATAATTGTCTATGTTAAATTTCTTTATTTTTATTAGGTTATCAATGTATCTCTGTCTTTGTTCCATTGGCACTGCGGCATGAGTCCATATGTTTCCCACGACAGGACTAAGACTGATGCTGCGGGTGTATTGACTCATCCATTCCACAGTATTTTTTATGTCATGCACAGTGATATTGGAAGCGACCAAATTAAACATGATAGAGATACCATTGTTTCTACAAAAATTTATGTTCTCTTCAAATTTGTTCCATTCGAGGGGATATCTAACGTAAGATCCCAATTGTCCTATAGCATCGCAGGAAATTGTTACAGTAAAATTTTTGAATAATGTTATGATTTTTTTCCATCTAGATGGCAAATTTTTCAAATTGGTATTGATGACTATTTCACAATCTGGATTCTCGATGGCCAAATCTTTTAAGAATTCCAAATAAGATGCATTGTACGTGGGTTCTCCACCGGCCATGTAAACTTTTTTTAAATCTTTTTTATTATATTTGTTTAAATTGTGCATAGGTTTTGTTAATTTTATCCCCTTCTCTTTCGCCCACAATGTGCTGGCCCCTGGACCACATGTTTTGCATTTCAAATTACAAGTAGGATCGTTTCTTATGTCTATGTATTGTATGTTTGTTTCATCTATTTTTGGTGCTGAAAATTTCCTAACCCATTTTATTGTTTCTCTTATTCTGGGACTACTTTCTCCCTGTCTTTCCTGCTCATAACAGCTATTGCAGACACTGGGTTGTTGTCCTTCCAGCATTAATCGTCTCACATCATCCAAACTGTTATTCGCTGATAGAGCCGATCCATAACAACAAGGTCTTTGTCTTCCGCTTAGATCTAGGTGTTCGTGTATCCAAGGCAATACACAGATAGCTTTGTTAGCACGTGTATCAAACATGGTTGATTATTTTTTGCGAGGCATCGGATCTTCGCCAGTGAGGTAAGGGCGAGAGAACCATAGTCGAAACCATTCTGGCGTGCCGGGCTGTATTCCGTGCTTTCTTTGGTATTCAGATTTCTCCGTGGCGGAGTGGCTGATATTTTCACCAACACTGGGCTGATGTGCCTGGGTGTTTGCTATGCCTGCTAATTTTTTCAAATGTTCGAGGTCCATATTATTAAGATGAAAATACCTCCAATGCGTGTTTGTAGTGTTTTATTCTGTCCTCCAGACCAATGGTGCCACCGTTGATGCGTTTGGTCATTGTGAGGATGTCTCCGTCATCGGCATACTGATTTAGATTATTGGTTTTCCAGAACCAGCAGGCACTCTTTACTGCCCCTTCAAATGTCTCCAGTAAAGCCGGAATTTCTTCCACGGCCATGCCGACACTCTCTGCAAATTTGCTGTAATTGTTCTTGCCAGTCAATTGTATCAATCCCCTGCCACAGTATCTGAACCCATCTCCTGATGATTCGTCACCGTTGCCCATCCTGCTCGCATAGACTCGATTGGCAATCTGTTCCTGTTTGTGTGCGTATTCTTTTGCCAACTCATCTGTGGAGAAATATTTTGGGAACACCTTTCTCAAGCTCTCCCATCTATAATTTAAATTTTCTTTCAATCTTTTGAATCCTCCGCTCTCGTGCGCGCATTGTGCTATGAATGCTGCCACTCGCTCTGCTGTATCGATCTCATATTCGGGCAACACATTTGACAGGGCTTGATGCCATCCCTCCAGGTCGGGGTTATTACCAATTATTGATTGCAACTGTTCTTTTGTTAAAATGAATGACATGTTTGATTACTCTTCCTTGTTGAAAAAACGATGGTCAGCTTTCTGCTGCGCCTGTGCTTTGATATCTGATTCGTTGTATTGCAGTTTGCCGCTGCGGTTTAGACTTGATGCTCCTTTGGCGATACCTGGTGCTAATTTTTCAACCTTGCCGCCACGGGCCAGGAACTCCTGCATCATGCGATCTTTCTCGTCCTGCGCTGTTTTGATCTCTTTGTCTGACCTATAATCTCTCCTTATGTCAATTACCATTTTTTTCTCCGTAATTTTTTAAACCCTGTTCTATCGTATTTAATGAGTCTTTGTTGGCCTGATACAAGATTCCATAGCCTCCCTTGCTTTGCCATTTTTCTATATTTACGGGACGATCATCAATCAAGATGTTGGCAGCGCCATTGGCGGTGGCATATTTTTCCTTCCTGCCGGTCACTATGGTCTCGTCTGGCTGTTCTATGTTCTGGTTGATCCAGACCTTCTTGTACCTGGCAGAGTTGTCATGATCTCCCCTCAGTGGAGATGTCAGTATTGAGAATCTGCCACCGGTGAATTTTTTGATCAAGCCTATGAGAGCATCAGTTGTGGAAAACTTGGGCAAGGTCTCAAAGAAGTTGGTGCCTGTGATCCTGTCGATCACGTCCTGTCTGAGATCTTTGGTCTTGTCGGACGCCAGTTGCTTCCAATGATTCACTCCATAGAGCTTCTCGACCCCACCAAAGAAATCAGCCAGCACTCCGTCCATGTCCAGGTAAACAGTGGGTTTACCATTTTTCTGTTCAGGCATTGACTGAGTATACAACTTTTCCGTGTTTGTTGCAACCTGCTCTTTAACTCCCATGTATCGTCTCAATTCTTGATACAGTTCGGTGCCGAACTTGGGATTTACCATCTTCATGAAGCTGTTCTGATCTCCCGACGCCGCGGCTGCTCGAGCACCGCTGGCACTGATGCCACCTATGCCTTCCTGGTCCGGATCTCTCTCACCCGAGCTCACAACATCTATCGTGTCGAACTGGAAGGGTATGCTGCCTTTCTTGTCAGGCTTATTGTTATACTGATTTAGGAATGTTTTGAATTCCGTCACTCGATCCGAGCCAGCCACCATGGTGATATTCTTGTATCCTCGGTTCATCAATTCCTGCAACAATTGCACGATGGTCCTGATAGTGTCGTCACCGTGAAAGTTCACGCCTGTGTAGGCCTTTCTAAGATAATTTAACTTGTAGGAGAACGGCAAGGGATCTGTCTTGGGCTTTTGCGTTGAGCTGATGAATATGGAGTGGTCAGCAGCCTTGGACTTGGCGGTGTTCAATACTTTCTGAAACACGGCCTCATGTCCCAGTGTGGGCGGGTTATATCTGCCGAATGCAAAAACTATGGAATCGTTCTTGGCCTCAAATAGTTCCTTTAGCAACATCGTACTCACCCTTTTTCATATTTTCAAGTTCTCTGTCGGCGAGCACCTGTGCCACTTTCTCTCTGGTCGCTTGCGGAAAGAAATCCTTGACGTCTTCGCCTGGCTTACCAAACTCTTTTGTGTAGGCCTTGGCAGCATCATTGACTAACAGGTTCCATCTTTTAACTGCATTGTCGTGATCGTAAGTATTATTCTTAAGTGATCTGTTCAGCCAAAATATCAGAGGCATAAAATTTTTTCTATAGAGATCTTCGTTGTTGTTGATATAAAGATCCAGTTCATTCACTGCGTCAATGCTGGATTCTGATATGAACTGATGAGCCCTTACCATTTCCTGCAACTCCAATACCTTGCTTTGGTCCTAGGTCCTGGGTTGGCGCAGTTGTGTCTCGCTCTGAAGCTCTTTCTTCTTCCCGGAATGTGTTTCTTGATCCTCATATTGGGATCACCAAAGTTCACTTTCTTAACATTTCCAGTCTTGGGATCTTTTACATAAACTTTGAATTTTTTGACGTCACCCTTCATTGGTCTGCCCAATGCCACTTTCCTGCCTCGATATTCGGCTTCCCACAATTCTGTTTCCGGAAATCCCAAATAACCAAACATCTCGTGAAAATCCTGTGTGTCCTCCACGGTGATCTCATCTGCCTCCGGCAGTGGTTCGTAAGCGGGTTCTGCCGCTATGCTGTCCAATCTAGTTAATAATACTCGGATATCTTGGTAGTTGCTCATGCCCTGTATTTAGCTTAATACAGGTTCTCCAACAGCCACATGTAGAAAGGTGAAGTAAACGTTAATTCCCAGCGGCCATTATGCCCCATCGAAGTTACATTTTTAACGGTTACAGGCAACAATTTGCCTTCTTTTTTCTGTTGTGAAGCCCATGGTTCTGGATATTCTGGATAATGTAGACCTTCGTAAATCAATCCTCCTAAATCTATTTCATCGATCTCTATGCTCTTTATAAACAGTAATTGATCTTTAACAATTTTATTATCTTCTAGCACAGTTTGTGAATCATCTTTATTAGACCTATGAATAATAAACTTGTATTCTTGACCTTCATTTAAATCATGAAAAAATTCTATTAAGGTAGGATTTTCCTGTGTGCCCGTAATTTCTTGTTTAAATTTGCTTTGCTCTCCAACACAAATATCTGCAATTGGTGGTTTGTCCCAATATTGGGCATATAGTTGTATCTTAAATTTTAAACTTTCAGTCCACATATTTAAACTCTAGTCCTGCTTTGGTTCCTACGTACGGTTTATTTAAATCTGTACGGTACATCTCTATGGTCATCGTGGTTCCTTCCACCGCCACTTTCATGTACTTGTCCGTGCGGCTTAACACATCGGCACGTTTAGTTTTACCATTGTCAATGCAGGTTATATCTATTTGTTCCATGTTATTATTTTTTGTTAATTATATCCGGAGTAAGCATGTCCACTGTGTTCACTATGGTCTTGCCCGCATACACCACCGCTGATCCTGTGACGTCTAATACTGCTACTGTGGTAGAGCAGGAGTTTAAAAGAAATAAGATAGAAATAATTAGCAGTAATTTATTCATCGACTTCTTTTTTTTTTGAAATCTGTCTCTCTTCTTGCTCTTCCTGTTTCTTTTTCAAAGCCTCTCTGGCCTTTTCGCTCTCCATCTGTTTCTTGGCAGTGTCTAAGGGGTCGTCTATCTCCTTAATAGAAATCAACTTTGCCTCCATGTATTCTTTTACCCTTTGCACAGCGTCTTCCTTAGTGTCAGCATAGAACCATGATTGTAACTTGTTGCCACTGGGCATCACGCACTCGAACTGCCAAGCATGATTGACATGGCTGTTGATCATCTGATCATGCCCATGAGGTACATGCCTGCTAGAAAACAAATAAGGCAAGTGCCAAAAAAGTAAGACTTCTTTTGTACGGAATAACCATTATTCTTTAATACATGAATGTGTACGTCCATGCTTTCGGGCGTCACCCGCACGTCCACATATTCTATTTGATCGTTTTCGTCATAGTCCATAACACAATTATACAGTAGATCTAATTGATGTCAATGAGTTGATCTATATAAAAAGCATTGAAATTCAAAGACTTATTTTGAATGGTCTAATGATTATATAATATCTTGGTAACGGAGCCCGCGGTCATGCTGGTGCACTTGGCTCTGACCCAGACGAAGTTACCCGTGAAGTTCTTGCTGTCAACCAATGTGCTCTGGTCCGCTGTGAAAGTGGTGCCGGATATGTCAAAATAATCATCCTCTGTGGGCGTGGTGGCCAGCGATCCCTGCATTTTTATGGATCCGGTCATGGTGCTGTTGACGTGGTATGCCACTGTGTGCACCCCGTCCACCTGTGAGTAGTAGCCATCTCCCTGATGTTTGTCGGTTACGAAACCAATGTAATCCAAAGATACTGACGCACCCGCTGCTTCTGTCGTTGTAGATTCCTCAACCACAAGGTGAGATCCATTTGATGCTTTGCTCTTGACGGTGAATGTCTTGTTGTTGTTGGTCGTGCCAGTCACAGTGATTAGGTCAAATTTTTCAAAGCCACCAAGCGAGGTTGTAGTGGTGTTGCTGGAATTAATTTTGTATTCTGTGCCTGTCTGTGAGAAACTGATCACAGTGCCAGTGATTGTGGCCTTGTGTGCGGTTGCGCTGCGTATGGTTGTGCTTGTCTGTGCCATGGCAGTTATTTATGGCGTTTTTCTTTTTGGAATCTGCTTGTTTTTGGACCAAGGTTGTACACAGCGGCCAGGTCCTGCGGTCGCATGCCGTCTATGGTTATAATGTCGTAGTACATGATCTTCCTGAATGGAACTACCGCGGCGTAGTCATATTCTTCGTCTGCTATGCAATGGTCGCTGTGAAGTTCTCTAATTCTCATGGAGGCCTTGACCTGTATGGGAGTGCCCATGTGATGCTTATCAATCATAGTTTCTATGATGGTGCCCACTTTAAAAATGTTACGGTCCCTTAATTTTAGTATCACTTCTATCATTTAGAGACCTTGACAAACTTTATAACCTTTTCCACCGCATGTTGCGCCATCATGTATATGGGGGTAAGCAATTTTTCATTTCTCACATAGAAATATCCTTGCCAGCCATATTCGCTATGGCCCTGCAGGTATTCTTTTACATACCTGGTAGTGATCACACAATTTTCAGGATTTTGTGTGAGATATCTAAATAGATTTTCGCGCTGGTGAGGTTTTAATATTTTATGCACATTCTTTTTAAGATGAACTTGATATTCATACTTGCCCAGAGGCAATCTCTTGCACAGGACTGAATTTTTATCAAGAAGATAAGATTTGTCCTCAGGCACGGCGTCCGCGCTGCACCACTCGTCCCAAAATACAGATACGAGATCTTTGGCCATCTCCTCGCAGCAGTAGAATATTGTGTCAACGTTCTGTATTCTAAACTTCATTTTATCTCGGTTGTGCAGTATACATGAGGCCAATTTTTTTATTTTTTGACTATGTTTCCCAAATTGAATCCATTTATTTTGTCTTAGAGCGCCCGCTGATTTGAAATCATCATCATTGTGATCCAATATTGTTTTGAGATGTTGATCCGTGGTGGGATATAGGTAACAGGCCCAGGGCATACGGAACGCCACTTTGTGAGAGTATCTCCCAAAATATAATCTATTGTGATGTTTCCGCATCAGCCTGTTGTGTTTGCGCATTGGTTTCCAGCTGTGGTTTTTTATATTCCAATGCGATCTTTTCCTCTTTTATGGTGACTTCAACTCTGCCACCATCTAATAATTCTCCAAACAGTATCATCTTGGACAGCGGTTTCTTGATCTCATCATCGATAATCCTCGCCAGTGGACGGGCGCCCAGCTTGTCATCGAAGCCCTTGTTTACCAAGTACTCGATGGCGTCCTCAGAGGCATTGACCTCGACTCGTTTCTCCAAGGTCATCGTGTTGAGCTCCAATAAGAACTTGTTAACTATCTTCTTCATGGTCTCTTTCTCCAGCTTCCTGAACTTGATCACTGCGTCCAACCTGTTCCTGAACTCCGGCGCGAAGAATCTTTTCACAGCGTCATCGTCGTCGGTCCTTTGCTGCTCGCCAAATCCCAGATTGGCTCTCTCCATCTCTTCCGCTCCAAGGTTGGAGGTAAGAATTAAAATTATGTTTCTACAGTCAGCTTTTTTTCCATTGCTGCCTGTCACAGTGCCATAGTCCATGACCTGTAGCAGCATGTTGCTGACGTCCGTGTGCGCTTTTTCCACTTCATCGAACAGCACCACCGCGTGAGGCTGTTTCTCGATCTCATTGATGAACATGCCGCCGCCCATCTGCGCATCTTCGTAGCCCACATATCCTGGAGGCGATCCTATCAATTTGGCTATGGAATGCTTCTCTTGGTACTCGCTCATGTCAAATCTTATCAACTGTGTGCCCAGCGTGGTGGCCAATGTTCTTGCTGTTTCGGTCTTACCACAACCAGTTGGTCCTATGAACAGGAATGATCCCACGGGCTTGTTTAGGCTCTTCAGCCCGGCCCTGCTTATCAATATTTTATCAATCACTTTGTTTAATGCTTCATCTTGTCCGAACACCTGCAGCTTCATCTTGCTCTCCAGCGTTTCTAAGTTCGCGGCCTGTTTCTGGCTCAACTGCTCTATGCTGATGCCGGTGAGTTTGCTGATCTCGTGTATGATCTCGTCATGGTCAATGCGGCCATCTTTGACTCCTTTTAATCTCAAACGCGCGCAGGCAGAATCTACTACATCTATAGCCTTATCTGGTAATTTTTTATCCGCTATGAATTTGGATGAATATTCCACTGCGTCTTCACACGCCTCGTCGGTGATGGTGCAACCATGGAACTTCTCATAGTATTGCTTGATGCCTTTCAATATCTTGACACAGACCTCCTGTGTGGGCTCTCCGATCTGCAGCCTCTGGAACCTCCTCATCAGTGCTCGATCCTTCTCAAAGAATTTCCTGTACTCTTCCCACGTGGTGGAAGCTATGACCTTGATGTTGCCTTTCATCAAGACCGGTTTCATCATGTTGGCCAGGTCCATGCCACCCTGTCCTGTGGTCCCGGCGCCCACCATCATGTGTGCCTCATCGATGAACAAGATAGCATTGCCTTTTTGGTCCAGCGCGTTAAGCACAAGTTTCAATCTCTCTTCAAAGTCTCCTCGAAACTTGCTGCCCGCGATCATGCTGGCCACGTCCAAACTAAACACAATGTTGCCTTTGAGATACTCTGGCACGTCATCCTTGTTCTTGGCGATCCTTCTTGCTAGGCCTTCCACTATGGCGGTCTTACCCACGCCTGGATCACCCACCAGCAGCACATTGTTCTTGTTTCTGCGAGCAAGAATCTGTTTCAGCACTTCTAGATCATCATCTCGGCCAATAACTGGATCTATCTTTTTATCAAAATATTTCTGGTTAAGATTCTCGCAATAATTTTTCAATACCTTGTCCGCCTGATTAGGCCTTAATTTTTGTTCTGGATTCACAGTGGCTCCCATACCTGAGTCTTCCAGGATAGTTTCCGCCGATATTAGATCTTGCAAATCATCTTTATTAATTTTATGTGTTTTTAAAAAGAAAGCACCATAGCTCTTCTTCTCAGCGAATATGCTCAGCAGCACGTCTATCGCGGTGACGCTCTGCCTGCCCTGGAACAGGGCCTGTGTGAATGCTCTGTTCATCAGCCGTTCTAAACTTGCAGTCTTTCTGGGAGCCACTGGATTGGTTCCCTTGCTCACTATGTCCGCACACTTTGTATCCAGATAATTTTCTATATCAAGAATTAGCGCACCCACATTGGTTTTTAGATCCGCCAACATAGTGCCCACTTCCTTGTCCTTGATCAATGACAACAGCAGATGTTCTATGGTCACGTATTCGTGTCGTCGCTTCTCGGCCTCTTTGACCGAGTTTTCAAAAATATTTTCAAGTGATTCGTTGGCTTCTAACATAGTCTATCTTTTTCTGCGTGCTCTTTGGTCGAAAGTGATTCCATTGATGTGGTCGAGCTCGTGCTGAAAACATCTGGCTTCTAATCCTTCTAAAATTGACAACAATAATTCTCCTTTGCCGTTTTGATATCTCACCTTCACGGTGCGTGATCTGCTGATCTCAAGCAACATGCCCGGGAAACTGAGACATCCCTCCTGTGCGATTTCGCGTTTGTCGTCCGCATGAACCAGCACTGGATTATAAATTATAGCAGGTTTTTTGAAAACGTCAAATGACTCGTGCCCCATGGCAAAGAATCTTTTGGTAATTCCAATCTGATTTGCGGCTAGACCCATGCCTTGGCTGTGTGTCATGAGATGTATCACGTCTCTCTCGAATAACTCCAGTGAGGAATATCCCAATGGTATTTCATCAAAATTAAATTCTGTGCTGGCCGTGTGCAGTGTGTGATACGAATTAGTGTAGATACTTAGATTCATTTTACGTGTGCGTAGATAAAAATTTTCTTATAAATTTTTAATCTTGTCTAGATCCCTTTCATTTAGTCGTGGTATAGATATGTTTATGTTAATGTACATGTTTCCTTTGATATTTAAGGTCTCATGGACCGGCATACCCTGTCCCTTCAACATGATAGTGTTGCCCGGCTGAGTCGCTGCCGGGACCTTCACGTTTAAAATCCTATCATCCAATGTTCTTATTTGAAATTCCATGCCTCTCATGGCTTCGAAACAACTTATGGTTTTATCTGTATAGAGATCATTTCCTTTCCTGGTGTATCCATCGCTGTCCAACACCTGCACGTTGCACAGCAGATCTCCACGTTGTAAATTTTTATCGGTGTCATCGCCCAGTCCCCTGTACTTGAACACGGCGCCGTTTTGCACACCGGCGGGTATCTTCAAATGTACAATCTCATCTCGGCCCGACGGCAATCGTACACTGACAGTCTTCTCGCAGGCATGATACACTTCCTTTATAGACAATGATATCCTGATGTTCACTGACTGATTTGTGCGTGGCCGATTCCTATAAACCCGTGTCTGACCCCGTCCGGGAGCGAATCCAAATCCAGAGAAGAAGTCCTGGAAAATATCCTCGCTGAAGAAATCGCTGCTGTTGTAGTTGAAGCCCGAACCCGATCCACCTGACCTCTGGCCGTAGCGCCGGATGGCGTCGTATTCCTGACGCTTGTCCCGTGACTTCAGAGTGTCATAGGCCTCGTTAATGTCCTTGAATTTCTTTTCGTCGCCGCCCCTGTCGGGGTGATGCTTCTTGGCCAGGACTTTGAAGGCTTCTTTGATCTCCTTGTCAGATGCTGACTCGGCCACACCCAGGGTGTCATAAAAATTCTTCATCTGTATAAGTTTACTACGGATTTAGTATCTGTCAATGCTTTGGTAATTACAGAACTGGGTCTTCCGTCTTGGCAGGTTTTCTGGCACCAAACACGGGAGCGTTACCATTGGATGTGGTCGTAGCAATCTTTTCTTGAGATCTGCCATATGCTGATAAGCCCAACACTGCTCCCATAGCGATATGGAAGAAGCCAGCACCCTGTAGTGTCAGGGGACTCCATTGGGTGAAAACGATGGTTTTCAAGTAAGTGGCCTGCGCCAGGTTCCACAATATGGGGAATATCACGAAGTCAAAGGCACAGATGCCCATGTACAACCAGCCCATGGCCGGCCTCCAGCGCTTCTGCATCCAATCTTCTTTTTTTATCTCGCTCATGTCAACTCCTATATAAATTTCATTAAACTTTTCACCGCGCCCACCAGTGCGTTCTTAACTACCATGTCATCGGCCTCGGCGTCCAATTTGTCTGTCCTGATCAGGTCCTGCATGAGCTCTTGGTACTCGTCCTGGCTCAGCTCTCCCGCCTTGTATTGGTCCGCGAACTGCAATGCCATCTGTGCCCGCTCCTCTGCCCAGCTCTTGCCGCAACCAACCAGACTTTTTAGCTCATCATATCCTACCATCTGTCTAACACTCCCTGTGCTGCTTTATATGCCTGCGCCTGCATCACTTTCTTCTTGCCATCGCAGTAGGCCCTGCTGCCTTCCTTCTCCAGGCTCCTCTTGAGGAAATCCTCATTGGTCTCCTGCAGCGGCCTGATCAGCGCCCTGACGTCGTTCTGCATCATGCCCTTGCTCTCTGAGTAAAGGTCGAACCATTGCAGGTCTTCCTTGATGGCTCTGGCCTGTGGGGCGTGTGGCCTGCCGCAGTCGATGTTCTCCACCAGCTGCCGCACGTCTATGATCTTCTTGGCCTGATTGTCATCCCAGAAGCTGGGTATGTAGCTGTGCAAGGCGCAGCCCTGCAGAACTATGAAAGTGCCTACGAACAACGCTGTTCTGATCATGCAACTATTTACCAAAATAGCAGCCTATTTTTCTTTCAGTATGTATTTGATGGGATATTCCGCCTTGACCTTGACACGCTTCTTGGTTTGGCTGTCTTGATACTGTATCAGGTTGGGCGCAATCTCCACGAAGTCATCCACGTGAACAGTGGTCAGCACGCCGTCCTGCCAGTAGGTCAGCTCGGATGGCACCTTCTTGAACAGGTCATACACCGCACAGCACAGCCATCTGGCGCCGCTATAGATCCACTTGGCGCTGCCCCAAATGATGGTCTTTATCAGCACGTTCCAGGTGAACAAAATGATCCAGGTGAACATGGAGACCAGGAGATCAATTGCCAGCTCGCTGAACCAGCGCAGTCCCGCAAGTGCGGACTTACTTCTTTCCGTCAGCTGGCTGATTATCTTTTTTGACAGTTCCTTCATAGTACTCCTTGTAGCGCTCCAGTATGTCCTGCGTCTGTTTCAGGGTGCTGCGTATCTGTGCGAAGTTCTTGGCCAGCAGCTCATAGTCCTCGTCGCTGAG